CTTGACGCACATATCAACGGCGTGCCAGTCAGGGGACACGGCGGTGAACTCATCACCAAATACGGCTTCCGTTCATCGCCCGACTTCGGCAAACCAGTTGTCGTTGGAGTTCATGATCCGGCGCATCTCCCTGTTGCCGTCGAGTCACTTCAGCACCCCGCTGGGCACTCTACGTTGATCAACGAATTGGTTCCGAAGATCCAGAATGGTGAAGTGGCTGCGCCCCCAGGCATCGATCCTCAGACTCTCGATCCAATACCAGGCACCTTCCCCTTCCCGGCCACAGCGCGCATGGCAAGCTTCTGGTCCACTCTAGGTGAGGCCGCGCTACCAGTCGCCGGTCTTGCCCTAGCCCCAGAGACGGGCGGAGCATCCCTTGCACTCGATGCAGGTGAGGGCGCGGCTCTGTTGGGTGGAGAGGCAGCTGGAGCGGGTGCTGCGGGGGCCGCAGAGGGAGCAACGGCAGATGGCGCTACAGGAACAGCCGGGGGACTCATGAGCAAAGCTATGAGCGGAGCCGGAGGAGTTGCGAAGGCCGAGGGAATCAGTAACTTGGTCGGTCAAGGTGTCGGTATGGGCGAGAAGGCACTTGGCATGGGCGGTGGTGGCGAAGCTGGTGGTGGAGGCGCTGGTTACTCTGGCCCGCTCCAGCAGTTCACGCACGTCCTTGCAGCTTTCGTAGAGAGCGATTACGAAACGCCTGCATCCAACCCAGACGTAGGTGTCAAGCACGACGACCCCGAGGACGTTGATCAAAAGGAGTTCAACGACCAGGACAAAAACCCTTCCAACCCAATGAACCCGAACCTACAGGATTCGGGAGCGTCGGGCGAGGATGAAGTTCGCAAGGACATGGGTAAGCCAAGTCAGGGACAGTTCTCAGAGCAGAGTCCCGCAATTCAACGCATGGAGATGCTCATGCCATTGATAGAAAAGTACTACCATTCAGAGGAGTCGGGAGCGAGTGACCCTATGTTGAAGGGACTACACGAAATGCTGGAGGCAGAAGTCCCTGGTTACCTCAATGGCGCAGACCCCGAGGCAGCCGAGCGCTTTATGCAGAACAAGAAAAAGCCAGAGCATGTCCACGCAACGGTCCACGAGGCCATCATGCCGCCGATGCAGCAGGGCAATCTTCAAGCAGAGCAGATGGCACTTGATCCGACCTCGCTCAATCCAAGTCAGCAGCTTGCGCCATCATCTGCTACGCCTCCCGGCGGAGGAGCACAGGCAGGCCACTGCAAGAACTGCGGCTCTGTCACGCAGGCCAATGGCGCATGCCCACAGTGCGGTGCCAACAATCAACAGGCCGAAGGGGCAGGTGAGCTACCTGGAGGACCGAGCGTAGCTCAGAATCCACAGATGTTCTCGCACATGGACCTCCTTGCGTCTCTCGTGGAGTCAGCTAACCACCAGGGACCAGTGACCCCGGAGCAGATCGCTGCCGTCCAACAGTACCTCATTCAAGAGGGCCGTGTAGACGAGGTACCAAACGTACCGCTCGACCCAGGCAACCCGGAATACGCCAAGATCCTCGCAGAGGTTCAGGGTAACCCGAACGTACCGCCGACCGTCACTCCCGAAGAGCAGACACAACCGCCTCCACCGCAGCCTTCGGCTCCGGGAGGTATGCCTGTGCCAGGTATGGCTCCGGGCGAAGCAGGTGGTCAGCCAATGCAGCCAATGTCATCTTTCTTGCCAGATTTTACGGCCGATTTCCCTTCATGGGAGCATGCTACGCCTGATGAACGCCAGCAACGAAATACACCGTGGAATCAAGGAGACAAAGACGTATGCTCTCAATGTGCAGGATATGGATCACACACTGATGGGGCTGGAAACTATGTGAAATGTAACCAATGTGGAGGGTCGGGTTACGCACCATCTCGTACAACGAGTCCCAGAACGGCCGCAGATAACATCGCCCCACGTTGCCCGAAATGTGGTTCTGGTACGACCGGCTTGGTAGGCGATCAGGATCACAATGCCCGCTGTCACTCTTGCCACAATATCTGGAAAATCGGCGATCTCGTTTCGGACGAGAACTATGGCCAGACCAGCATCGCCAGGACTGCTTTGCGCGATGAGCGTCAGCACGGCGGAGGCGGCGAGCAGGCGAACCCGATCGGTGTACCGGCAGCAGAGCAAGAAGGACAGACAAACCAGGGCGGCGATGAAGACTCATCTCTCACCTGGAAGGACAGCACAGGCGCTCCGCTCAAGGCAGGCCAGCAGTACCAGATGGTCAACCCGTCGTTCGCGCTACCTGACCTTGTTCGAGTCGAGCGCGTCAAGCCTGATGGCATCGACTTGACCCTGCTCGGCACCTACGCCAACGACCCAGGCCAGCACGACCCGAACACGCTCACGTCAAGCACACCGCTGTCTAGGCAGGACATGGAAATGCAGCACATCTCCTTCGAACCTGTCGGTCAGAACGCTGACGAACAGAACAACGAACCACCACCGGGCTCAGCGGCTCCAGGACACGCCCAGGTGCCGCCGTCAGGCCAGACCACGGATGAGCAGGCCGCTAGCGAACCGCAGATGGCTGCTCAGTCGAGTGTCGATCCTGACTGCCCGCGCTGTGGACACCGCGAATTCACATCATCCATGATCACGCCGGAGGCCACGGAACATAGTTGCTTCCGCTGCGGCCATGACTGGGTGACCGAGGAAGAGCCGATGGAGTTCACCGCTGGCGTGGACCTCTCCTACCTGATGGAAGACGGGGATGCCGAGGACTTCCTAAGCCCGCGCCGCACAGACATGCAGCGTGCAGCAGTGCAGTCCAAGAACATCGCAGACATCGCTGAAAAGGATGACAGGCTCCGTGCTACGCGCGAGTATTTGGCCCGCGAGGGTGCCGCTCGACAAGAGCGCCTCTCAGGACGGCACTTTACTCCGAGGGAACAACGTGAACTGATTGACGAGGACGGCGTTGCGCGTAATAGTGATATGCTTGACCTTGCAGGGACACATTATAAGGTGCGAGAAAATTATGATAGTAAGACAAACCCAGATCGAGTAAGAGATAGCGATCTCTTTCTTGGCGTATAAGGAGATAGATATGTCAGATGAGCAAGTAACAAAAGAGCCACAATACGAGTGCAGCATTTGCGGCATCAATGGCAGATTTGGAACAAAATGTCCAGACTGCAATCGTCCTATCGAACAGCCCAGACAGTATACTTTGTCAGAGGTTCGCTCAGGACGGGCTCCATCATTTACTGATGAGCGAGCATCTGGAGCACCTCCAACAATTGTTCAGATCCCCGGATCTGCACCTATTGGTCGATAGGCTTACAAAGTAATGACTTCTAGGAGATAATGAACATGAGTATAGTCTTTGCCACTGGTCCAAAGGTCACAACAATGACCCGTGAGGCGGCTGTTGAGGCTGCTAAGACAAGCCCGCAGTTTCCCAAGAATGCTGATGATATCACTGTTGAAGAGTTGGATGGCCACTGGGTCGCAGCTATCCATGTAGCGGATTCATCTAAAACTCTGCATCTAGCGGATAACCCATTCGGAGGTCCTGCTGATCAGACGGATGATGCGCCTGGTCCAAAGAGTGAGGGTCCTGACGATACACAAGATGTGAAGCCAGACGATGGAGATTCTGACGATGGTGGGCCTCCGGGCGATCACTCTGAGCCAGACGGCGACGAGGGTCCTCCAAAGGATGGTGAGCATAAGGAGAAGGGCGGAGAGTCACACAAGATCGACGCTCTCTTTGACGCCGTACAGAAGATCCTTGTAGCTCTTGGAATTCCTGATACCGAAGGTGGCGAAAGTCCTGTGCCGGGAGAAGAACCTCCAGCGGGTCCTCCTGAAGGTAGTCCTCCAGGGGCAGGCGCACCCCCCGCACCTGAAGAGGTGCATCACGAGAAGTCACTGAAGCCGGGCGAGGTTCCTCCTGGACAGACTCCAGTCGGCGCTCCTGCCTTCTCGCACGTCAACCCGATCATCGCTCGCGGCGGACAGCATCCGTGGGAGGGACTGATTGGCGTTACCGCCACCTTCGAGGTTGAGGAACGGGTCCCCGATCACTACTCGGCTGCCGACGTTGACGCTGAACTTCAGGAAGTCGCATACGGTACTGGCTTCAAAGTCAAGCAGGCGCAAGTCTACACAGACGAGCGCACGGGCCACCGCATTGCCAAAGCTCTCATCAGCGCCTACTAAGGAGGGTCATATCATGCCCAAGCGTGACGAGCTTGAGGAAGGCGAGTGCAGTTCTGAGGAATCGCGGCTTCTTGATGTAGAGAAAGCGATCCATGTTGAGCTAAATCGTCTACGCGGACGTCTTTGCGGCCTGATCGAGTCGTGGGGTCTAGATGAAAGGCGCGAGAGCGCTTGCAAGCAAACGCTCAAGGCTATTACATATGATTCTGAGAAGCTATTGGTTGATCTAACTAGCGACGAAACTTCTTCTTAGCCAACCGTTCGCACTGCACGCGCTTCTTCTTGTTCTTCTGCTTCTTGCACTTGACGAGCGACGTGTGAAGCTTCTGTGCCGTCGTTAACGGTTTGACGACCGGCTTCGGCGCAATCACAGGAGCGACTACCGCCGTAGGCGCAGGGGCGACTGCCACGGGAGCCGGAGCAGGAGGCAGCGGCACCGCGAGCACTGTGAGAGTGGCCTCGACGACCGTTGTCCAGTGATCAATCTCCGCGCAAACGTTGTAGGTCCCCACGGTTGAGTAGCCGAGCGTTACGGTCTGGTCGAAAGGACCTGGTTCATTGACGCCAAGCACCATGGTCGTCGCGTTGTCTTTGGTGCAGGGAGCTTCTTTGATGACCGCCACGCCATAGTTGGTCGTGGCAACACCAGATGCAGTCGCCGTGACCGGCGTTCCGAGGATGACGCTGGTGGTTGAGAGGGACAGGTTGACTTCAGCCGCTGAGGCGGGAACCGCCAGGACGAGACAAAGCAGAACGGCAGTCGAGATGCTTCGTAGAGTTTTCATACTACATATGATACACCAGCCGAGGAGCTACGTCAAGGGCCTGGACGTTTGTTCTAGGCGGTCAATTGATCCGGCATCCTAGCGCTCTTACGTTGGTTGCAAGAACGACACGCAGGCCGAAGATTGGCTGGCCAGTTTGTGCCACCGAGGCTCACCGGAATGACATGATCTATGTGTTTCTGCTCGCGCGGCAGGGCGTCCCAATCGCACCCGCACAAGTAGCAGCGTCGCCCATAGAAGTTGATGCGCGCCTGTAGCTGCTCCTCGGTATATCTGCCGCCCGATGATCGCTTGCGCGAAACGTAGCGACGATTACCGGCCCTCGTCTTATCACGATTTTCTTTCGCCCATTCCCCTACCCTTGTAACGATTTGATCTTTGTTGTTGCGATAGTATTGTCGTTGGTATGCCTCGTACTCAGGCTTTGCCTCGTAAGCCTTTTGATGAGTCCGATGCCTTTCAGGGTGCGTTTTGTTCCAATCAGAGGCTATTTGGATACGCTTGGCTTTGGTACGAAGATAGTATTCGCGATCCTTTTGTTTTTTGTATTCAGCAAAATGATCGACGCAGAGCGTAAAGAACCGACCGGGTTCGGCTGTACGGGGCTTACGTGGTTGATCGCATAGCTTGCAAGTGAGAGGGTTCTGCGGCATAAGAGTTAGGATGGCTTTCACAAAGTACGCAACGTTTGAGGACGCTCAGGTCTTGGAGGTCAAGGGCTCGCCGACTAGATCACATACAGCTTCGCTCCAGAGCCTATCAGATTTTCATCAATACCGCACCGACGACGGCTATATGTACGTCCGTCTGCGTGCGATCTCATCGCGCGTCAACAAGAACAACGACGGCTGGCCGTCTGTGGAGCTTGCGGGCGGACCCGAGATCTTCGAGCGCCACGCCAGGCAATCATCATCAGGCTTCACCGTAGAGGCTGCGGAGGGCAACCAGAGGTTCGGCTTCGCCACTTTCATGGGCAAGCCCAACTTCATCGACCACAACAACTCGGACCCTAGCCGTTCACGCGGCGTTGTCGTGGACAGCAAGCTTCGCGTGCTTCCGATCGAGAAGGTTGCGGCCTCTGGAGATGACTACTGGACTGGCGCGAGCCTAGACCCAGAGCACGCCCCGCCGACCGAGATCGAGTTGCTCCTTGAGATCGACGCCAAGCAGTTCCCCAAATACGCCAAGGCTGTGCGCAATGGCGACCTAGATGGGTTCTCGATGGGATGCGACGTTCGTGAGTCCAAGTGTTCACATTGCGGCCATATTGCAACCAACCCTGACGAGTACTGCTCTCACATCTTGATGAAGGGCGCGCACCACGACTACAAGACCGCCGATGGCAAACGCATCTCGCGCAAGAGCTACGAGAACTGCTACGGCATTCACTTCTTCGAGATCAGCGGCGTGTTTGACCCCGCCGACGAGACAGCGCTTGCTCGTGAAATCCGCGCCAGCGTCGAGAACGAGGGTCTAACCAAGACAGCAGAGAACCCGCTGCCTCAGTCTTTTGAGACGACTGCCCCTGAACAAATAGATACTATGCGCCAAGAGCATTCATGCCCGATCTGTGGTGAGAACATGGATGGCGAGACATGTGATGTGTGTGGATATGTTGAGCCACCGAAGGGCATGGACAATCCTGACCTTACCAAGGCCAAAGAGCTACAGGGCGATATGGCCCAGGGCAGCGAGCAGCAGATCCAGCAGGACAACGCCGAGGCACAGGGAGCACAGCCGCAGCCTATACCGGGCGGTGAAGGACAGCCGATGCCGCCTCCAGGAGGACCGGCCGCACACGCTAAGCAACCGGGTAGCTTCCTACAGACTAGAAATCGGGGTGCATCCGCGCAAATAACTAGTGACATGCGTTGGCAACCAAAGCTAAACCCAAAGGTAGCGGCCCGAATCAAGCAATTTGAAAAGCCGTTGCTACCCGGATCGACGCCTGCGTCCAACGATCCGCAGGAGGTAGTTGTGACCAAGAGCCCCAAGAAGCCGGTCACCGCAGCCATGCGGACAGCGCAAGACCTCATCGAGGCAGCCAAGCACAACCAAACAGGAGACACCATGGGCACCACACATACCGCTGATGGTCCTACTGGCCCGGAGGCTTCGCCTGACGCGCGAGTCGATGTTACTGGCGTCGGTGGGGTCATTGAGCCAAGTAACGAGGCAGCATCAACAGCCGACGCACAAGTAGACGTTACCGGCGTAGGTTCAACCGGCGTCACAGACGTAGGCGCTGACAAAACGGAGAGTCTACCTACGGCATCGGAGACATCTGACGACTCAGGATTTGACGCGACCAAAACGACAGAGGACAGCGGACCGACCAAGACCTTCGGTGATTCAGACGGTACCCAGAAAGGGCTCACGGATGAGGTTACGACGGAGAGCCTTGAAGGCAACCAGAACAAGGATTCATCTGTCCGCCAGGCGTACGACTCGAAGCCGTTCTACGACCAGCCGGGACTCTCTGGCGGGTCTGCTAACAAAGGCACGGAGCCTTCTGACCCGGTAGGGAAAGCTCAGGATCGCGTCGATGTCCTTTCACCTGCAAGCACACCGGAGAACAACTCTGGGCCGACGAGTCAGTGGACTGGCACAGATGGCAACAAGATCTATCGCCAGCAGGAGCCGGTTACCCGCGAGGTCAGCGACATGCAGTTCGATGGGTTCACTTCGCACTTCGTCGCCTCGCTCAAGCTTGCTGATATGGAAGTTGATCTCGGTCTAATCGAGAAAGATGCCAAGTACGAGCGCCTAGCAGAGCTATCGCCGCAGAGTGACGAGGAGATTCAGGCCCAGATGGACATGCTCTCTCGCGTCAAGACAGCGGGCACCAAGAAGCTTGCTGCTCAGCGTACAGCAGGCGTAACACGCATGCCGGGCGCGTTTGGCAAGGTCACTGCTTCGACCAAGCGATTCGATAGCGTAATCGCCAGTGATGAGTCGGAGTCCGAGTCAGTAACCGAGGATGTTGCTGATTCTGCCCTCTTTGCGTAACAGGTAATATAGACCTTACCAAAGAGAAAGGCCCGCGAATGCGGGCCTTTCCTTTTGCCTTGGCGGGCTCTTCTCTGCGGGTGGTAGATGGACGCTATTCGATAGTGATTGTCCAGTTGCCTACTGCGTTGACTTGGAATTCGTGGTAAGTCCCCGCTTCGAGAACTGACGAACCGCTACTCGCTTGTGAATTGACGGAAACGCCTTCGCTCGTGATGATAGAGAACAACCCACCGTCGTTCGTCCATTTCAACGTGGCGGACGAAGATATCGTGATGGTGCCAAGGTTCTCTCCACCATTACCGCTGTAGTGTTTAGGTGTTACTGGCGTAGAGACATGATTTGATGATGTTTGCGGCGATGTTTCTGGCACGACGGTTGTGCTGGTGCTGCTTGAACTACTTCCGCTGGATGCGACGATGGCGATGATTACGATCAGTACCACGCCTCCAATGAACCACCAGGCAAAGAACTTCAGTATTTTTTCATGCTCCGTAGTCTACGGCATCGCGTAGCGTATGTCAAGACCCGAACATACGTTCGTCTAATGGGTGCCTTCTAAAGCCCACGAACAGTTCTCAGGGCAGTAGTCCCCGTCGTGGTCGGCTCGACTAATCGAATGACCCTCTGGACGCTCGCCCATGTCGGTCAAAAAGTTCTCGAAGTCGTTCCAACGTTCGCAGACTTTGATGTCGCGTCCTCCATAGTGCGAATAACTACGGTGATTGGGATAATTACAACGTTGCTTCATAGCTTTCCAAGTAACGCAAGTGGGCGTTCCATACCAACCATGTCTATAACCGTTGTCATTACGAAGACCATCGTATTGTTTGCAGCCACAACTCTTTGTGTTACCAGTACGGAGATCGTTAGAGCGCACAACGGTCTCGTTTCCGCAATCGCATTGACACATCCAAACTGTAAATTGTCCTTGATTCGGAGCCCGCCGTAACACGGTCAATCGTCCATATACATGTCCTGTCAAATCCAATGCGCGCATATGTATATTTTAGCACACCCTTACTATATTTTACCTACAGCCCATCACAAGAATAGGCGAGAAGCGCCTAATCCTAGTCGCTTCAACATCACAAGGAATTAGACTAAATGGAGATTATTTATCCAGTTGGCAGTGATGCGAGTAATATAAACGTTACAAGCCAAAAAAGGCTTCTTCGTGTTGTTCAGGGTCAGACCCAGGCAACTCCGACATCGGGCTATCTGGACCCGTCACTACGAAACACAAGCGGTGGAATTCGGGTTCCGCTAGAGACGGATGAAAAGGCGGCAGTCGCAACAGGGGCAGCCGCAGCTTCTCCATTCTCACGTAATAACGAAACAAAAGAAAGCACGACAGGAACAGCGTTTACCTACGAAGGTTCTTTGACACCAGGGCTATGTCTCGTCAAGACGGCCGGAGAAAATTACGCTATTGCCGCTGGTTCAGCAAATGAGAATGTCTTCGGTCTTCTCGGTCAGTGGGTCGGTGGAACGTTTGATGGTGTCAAAAACACCAGCAACATCTCTGCGTGGCAGGGACCTGACTCAATCTACGACCTACTTGCACCGGGATTCAATTCTCAGAAACTATCAACTGAAGTATCAGAAAAGGGAAAAGAAGGCGTGCCAGTATATTTGACTTCGGGACTAGATGGTCGCCTTTGTGTTGTCGGTGGACCTACCAAAAATACACAAAAAGTCGCAGAAGTAATTGAATACAACCCATCGGTCCTGCGTATCAGGGTACTGATCTAAGGAGCCACTGAAATGTACGAAAACTTTCAACGACAAGTAGTGGCATCCGCTGACTACGAGGAGAAGCTGAAAGACCTTCCGAAGCTCTCCAAGAAACAGAAGATCGGCCGTCTAGAAGCTATCCTTGCTGACAAGGGTAACGCTATGCGCCGCATCGGCCAGGGCATGATCGGTCCCATCCAGATCCGCCTGCGCTATGAGGGAATCGTCCGCAACGTCCTTGTCGAGGACACGCTGGAGCGAGGACCCCTCATGCCGTACGACATTCTGGACGACCTCGGCCGCGCGTACGTGCTGAACAGCACTGACGCAGAGGTCAAGATCACACCGTTCGAGGGTAGGCAGGCATTCCCGAGCCTCTTCAGGCTCGCCACCTTCCCACGCATCCGCAAGGAGGATCTGTACTACCTCCGCGTGAACGCAGTCGAATACGCCCAGGACGAGTCACGTCAGGCCATTCAGAAGCAGGAGGACGCACGTCTCGTTCTGCTCCTGGAGCAGGCCATCGTCGGACTCGGCGAAGCAATCACGAAATCACAGGCTGGTGAAGGTCCGGTAGGACTTGCACCTACCGGCGGTCGCGCAGTAGGAGTAGCATCAGGACCGGAAGCCAACGTCAACGAACACACCGTGCTCCTTGGCGAAGGTAACCCGCTTGAGCCTGCCGACTTCTACAACGCTGTTTCGCAGATCGAAATCAACCAGCTAGAGGCACGTCGCGTGCTAGCCCACCCGGCAGACATCCGCGATCTCTACAACTGGGACCTCAACGTAACGGGATTCCGTTTCAAGGACGAGGTATTCGCAGGAGGCCGCATCACGAGCTTCGGTGAGTTCCAGATCCAGCGTTCGATCATCATCCCTCAGGGTGAGGTCTTCCTCGCAGCCGAGCCGGAGTTCATCGGGGTCTTCCCTGTCATGTACTCTCTCGATGTCGAGGAGAACCACCAGGTCGAGCAGTTCTGGAAGGGTTGGGTCATGGACGAGTTGATTGGAATGCTAATTTTGAATCCCCGAGGTCTGTCAAGGATCGTCAAGGCTTCTTCAAATGCGGCTCCCGCAAAGCTCAACATTTCTGGCCTTGGAACTGGGTCGGGCGTTACCTCCGGTACAGGTGAATGGAGAATTTAGTCTCCAAAACTCTTTATTGAGTTCATCAAAGGCCCTCTTCGGAGGGTCTTTTTTGTGCTATAATTGACCTATGCCCTATAAGAACATTGAGGCTAAACGCGCCGCAGGACGAAGAGGTTCAAGAAAGTATTATGAACGTCATAAAGCAAAGTGTCTTGAAGAGCAAAAAGAATACCGTGAAAAGAATTTGGCGAAGGTACGTCGTCAGGAAAGGGAATATCGAGCTAAGCAAGCGTGATGCCGTAATGCTTGACCATCATGTATTCACGGCGATGCTCACGATGCGTTTCGTTCCAGACCTTTTGCACCGCAGCGATTCCCTCAGCGTTCTTTTCACGCCAGGCTTTCGAGGTTGCTTTCCGCCGCTCAGTGTTGCCCTCTCCTTTACGGCAGTCTTTGCAAAGCCTGTGCCGACCGTCCGGCATCTTGCGATTGCGATGGAACTCACGAAGATGCTTTTCTGTTTTGCAACCAGGGCACCATTTCATGATCTAAAGTGTATCACAGTTTAGCTAGGTCTTCTTGCAACATCTGTAGATTTAGACCGAATGTGTCGCCCTTAGCCTCAACCAATTGTTGACTCAAAACGACGAATGCCTCGTCAAGGTAGTGAGCCAGGAAGCTAGGCTCAAGTACCGCAATACCTCCCCAAGTCGCGCAGTGCAAACCACCGTTCGGACCGTATCCAAGAGCGACAACACAATGTCCATCTTCAGTCTGTTCTCCTTCGTAGACCCACGGGACTACCTGTCCGGTTTCCTGTTCCTTCTGGAAGGCACGCTGTGCTGATTCCGGGCACTTGATGCCCAGGTAGCAGCCGCCATACAAGCTGATGGCCTGATGCTGTTGCAAGAGGCTTGTTGTGGATACCGGAGCAAAGCCTGCAATTTTCGTCCCAAAGAGTCCCTTTTCATACCATGTCTTGAGTACGAATTCCTCGTTGAGGCCATTGTCCTGGCCGTTGCCGAGTTGGAAGTACTTAGCGACGAGATCCTTTTCAGTCGGCGGTATGTACGGCTCGTTGAAGAGAGCGCTGAAGGCGCGCTGAAGATGATCGACGCCTGCGATGGTACAGTCACCGTAAGTGGCGTTGCCGTCAATCGGGTAAACTGCCTGTCCTGCGCTGACCTGTTTCTGCAACGGGACTTCCCAGGTCGGAGGGGGTGTCGGGATGGGCGCTGTGGCGTAGACACTGAGATCCTTGAAGGCCACAGATCGAGTTGCTTTCAAACGTCCAGTCTTATAAGGGAGAAGAGTAGTCATTGTCCATTACCTCACAGAAGATCACCTATTTTCGGGTGACCTCTGTGAGATAAAAAGGGAGAGCAGTACGCAGTCCAAGATTAGTTCAAATATAGATAGGAGCCACCCATGGCAACAGCAAAGGAAGCACCCGCGAAGCGCAAAGCAACGAAAACACGCGCTCGCAAACCAGCAGCACTGAAGGTAACGGCTGAAACACCGGACTATAACAGCCCGCAATGGGCAAAGCTCGTAGAGACGTACGTCAGCCTCAAGGACTTGGGACTACCCATCCCGGATGATCTTGCCCGTCCCGTTGAGGAGTGGATCGAGAAGCAGGTCGCAGTGGAAGAAGCTGCCCTAGAGGCAGGTGAGGCGGAAGCGGAGGCCGTCGCCAAGGCCGACGCCGAAGGACCTAAATACGTCCGCAACCTCCTGTTCTCGCCTTTCCACCTACGCCTCCAGCGCCAAAATCAGAAGGACGGCATCCGCCGCATCGAGTTGAAACCTCGTGGCGTGCGTGGCGACATGCACCCGTTGGAGCCTGGTGACGAAAACGACCCCACCCTCTCAGGCAGCCTCGGCTACGTCGAGATCATCGGGTTCGGCACGGCACAGAAGGTACAGCAGGGACAGACCCACAACATTCAGAAGACGAACACCACGCTAGCGATGATTACCAACGAGCTTGGTGAGCCGATTCAGAAGCTCACCGTCGAGACGGAGTACAACCAGCAGGGCGTCACGGTTGCCTATGTCGATCCGAACCAGCACGCGAAACTGGAGCAGGGCGAATTCGGTAGGTCGAAAAGCCCACTAGGCGACCTGACCCGGCAACAGCCGGATCTCGTCTCGCACTTCGTTCCGACTGGAGGCAACCCGGCCATCGTTTCTCAGGGTCCTCTGACTGACAACGCTAGGGCAGCCGTGGCAGACAAGCTCGCTCGCATCAAAGGCAGGCAGGGTCGTCCCGAGGACATCCTTGGGCTCACGGTATCAGTTGAGCCGACTAGGAGCGCATAATGCAATTCTTGCGACGCTTGAGCACCCTTACGAGGGTGGAATTGGGCCATGCTCTTCTAGGTAAACTAGAGGAGCATCGTCTTGGTCCAAAATCTTTGGTAAGATACGAAGGTCCCGTCGAGGCTTTGAAGGTCTTGCGCAAAGAGAGGGAGGAACTTCTACGCTACCAATGCGAGGAGCCTTGCGAACATCCATATAAACCCTGGAAACCTATGAAATTTTCAAAGAAGCGCTGGCGCAAGGATTCACAGCTTTTCCTCTAGTAATCTGTTTTATAGCCATGTTTCCTAGCAGCTTCTAGCTGTCGTTGATCAAGCTTCTTGCCATGCTCTAGTCTACGCTGCTCCCAAAAACCCTCGATGTCCCAATGAAACCAAATAGCCAATGCGATCAGGCTACCAAGAGTACTAGAAGTAAGAGATAGTAGGATGATCAGGGTATCACCCATTAGTGAAATCGCCGTTCCTGATGAGGCGCTTGCGGCAGTACTCGCCTGCCTCTATGCAACCGTCAAAAGCTATGGGCTCCAACGTGCGGTCTAGCCACCAGCACATAGGCTCAAAGGTAGCGTTAAAGCCTTTATCAACCTTGTCTTCCACGTTGCTGATGCGTAGATGTTTGAGCCATGATGTCGAGCCAGTAGTGAGTAGTCCCACGAGTCCCACTAGTAGCCATGCCAAGCAGAAGAGGACGGCAAAGACTACCCCGACGATCTCGATCAGGACGACGATCACGAAGAAGGGTATGACTGATAGCCCGAACACCATCGTCAGGATGATCCCCAGCGTGTACATCGCGATCATACCAACGAAGAGGCCGAAGCCAATGAAGATGTTCGCCAGGCGGTTCATCCGACCAGCGTCACGAGCGCCAAGGTAGATACGAGCGCGATCCCGATCGCGATCGGGATGCGATGATACCAATGGCGGCAGAAGGTCGCAGCGTAGAACCCTCCGGCGTCGGCGATGCCGTCGAAGTAGATGTGCTGAGCGTAGAGCCGAGCGGACGGAATGCCGTGGATGTCGTTGAAGTTGAACAGCGGGGAGAAGATCCCGCCCAAAGCGACCAGCAGCAGGACGAGAGGGAACATGGCGCGCTTGGGAATCTTCCAGCGTACAAGCTGAACCTCGCCGTCAAGTAGATTTGTTGAGAGTACTGCTTTGACCTGCATCGGCTTTATCCTTAGTTTCCTGCGGGGTAGAATGGTCCTCTTTGGCTCCGTGATGCTTCTTCTGCCGATAGTCGGTATTGTAAAATCCGGTGCCCTTGAAGCTGATGGCTGGTGCGGAGTATACCCGATTTGCGCGTTTCCCGCAACTCGGGCAGCGCACCCATTTGCGCTGGCGGAAGACCTGAGTCTCGTGGCCGTCCTTGCAGCGGTACTCGTAGAGGGGCATTAGGTAATGAGTTGACGCCAGGGACCGTCCTCGCTCCAGAAGTCGTCCTCGCCCCACCGTGCAGCGAGTCGCTTGCGGACTGCATCTTCGAAGTCCTGCGTGGCCTGATCCCGCTCCAGTTTGATCTCGACCACGCGGCACTCCGGGAGCCAGATGCCCTTGAGCCTGCCGTTGTATTTGTTGCCTACGTCGATGCAGTAGGAGTCGCCGACCCCTTTGGACTGATAGGCGCGGGTAGCGCTCTCGTCCTTGGCCGAGTGACCGAAGACCTGCCTGTAGGCCGGGTAGAGGCTCTCCGAGGCGTCGCGCCACAGGATGCCCCCCGCCGTCGCCCGACCGCCCCTGCGCGCTCCGATGTTGTCCCTGATGGCCAAGAATTCAGGGTCCTGACTGTCTTCCGCCTCGTGGGCCAACAGCCACTTCACTGTGTCAGCAGCGCCGGTCTGCGGCGCCTTGTTGTGCTTGTAGGCGGAGTGCAGGCCTGCGTGCGTTAGTAGGAACCCGTGGGCCTCGTGGGCGAGACGCAGCTTGCCCTCACCCTGGTACTGCTTGATCAAGTCGTACGTCTCGGGGAAGGGCTTGGAGTAGCCTCCGAAGTGGTGGCGTCCATCCCAGACGGCGCGGTCGTGGTTGCCCCAAAGGATCACGTCGAGCCAGGAAGGCGCGGCCATCCACATGGAGCGGTCCTTTGCCTGCGTGTCCTGGCCGAAGTGACCGAGATCTCCAAGTTGCACGACCTCTACGTCGTAGTTGCGGCGCACCACGCCGCTGTCCGGGCAGTCGTCAAGAATGCCCTCTTGCCGCAGCAGAGCCTCCAAGCGATCTAGGTGCCCATGGCAATCCCCCACAACTAGACATCTGCGGTCTGATTTAGATATCGATACCACCCGCCTCTCATGTTAGTTCGTCGTTTATTTCTGCGCTCACTTGATGCGGACATCTGGCAACAAGAAAATTCGGCATTGATCTAGCCTCACCTACCGTGGTGCGCTCTACGCTGCCCCCTCTGCGCACAATGGCTATCAATGCTTCGTCTTGTTCGCGTTGCATATACTTTGGTTGAGGTGCATCTGGGCGTGCATCTGCATACGTTATGCAACCGCATGGCTCTATACCGATAATAGCTGGATCTGTCTCGGGCATCAGTAGATAGTGTATCAGGCCGCACGCCTGCGCGCAACTACTTCGCAAGCGGTCTTCGTGCGCTTCATCACGTCGGATGAGCGGACGGGGACTGCGATGACCTTGTACTTGAGCACCGACGCATCCCGGTCGATCTCGAAGGTGTCCTCGCCGTCGGCGTCTTTGAGGTAGACGATGTAGCTGTTCTCCTCGTCAACGACCTCCTCGTTGGCCATCTCGATCGGCTCGAAGGCCGGGTCATCGACAAGACACTGTACGTCCGGGTCCCGAGCATCTGGCCAAGCTGCGAGCACGTTCTGCGACTCGTTCAACTCGGCGATGCGCTTGGCAAGATCCTCGCCCTCCTCCTCGCTATATAGATGGGTGGATTGGAGGGTGCGGTTATTGGCCTCCTTGACAACGTAGCCAACAAAGGTCCCGTCCATCTCAAAAACGGCCAGATGCCTATACATGCGGACCAGTATAACACAAAGAGCCGCCAATGGCGGCTCCAGAAAGAGTCCGATCCGCGCCATAAAGAGTAGGCATGCTAGGCGTCAGATACCAGCTGAACCCAATCAATCGAAGCGATACGGCTGAGCTTCGCGCTGCCCTTCGAGAACGTGAAGGTATCGTACCCCAGGAAGACATCGCAGGCGTCGAATTCACAGTTCAAGGACCTAATGGAATTTTGATCGGTAATCCGGCTACCACCAAAACGGGTAACAAAGGCACGATCCATCGAGGCGAACCCGGTTCATCAGAAAACAAAGGATTTGAAATCAGTGGATTGTCGTCTACCACTGGGCTCGCGCCTGGCAAGACGCTGCTTCGAGGTCATAACATCAAGCCGGGAGCGACGGTAGCCAAGATCCTAAGTAGTTCGGCCATCCTGATGGATTATGAATCGCTGATCGCTGAACCTAATGCAACTTCAGAAGAAATAGAAATTGAATATGAAAGTGCCCAATGGCCAGGTGAAATTGAAGAAAATGGCGAAGGTTACCTACAGTGGACGAACACAGAAGAATCAGGGCAATATCTAGTACAAGCTCAATTCACCCTAACGACACAAGAGATAAAATCAGTCATGGTGAACTTCGCCGTAGTAGATCCCTTCAACATTCCGCCTCCGACCGAATCACAGCTTGTCGCCGAAGAAGTGTGGCTGCGCTTCGAGGATATGTTCGACTCCGTAGAGGGTGGACCAATCCTCCGCGACTACACGCTAGCTCACTTCGACGTAAGGAAAATCGAACACTTCATCCCTGAAGCCCTACTTGATATCAACGTTCAGATGCCGCCTACGCAGTACTCGATCTCATACTTCGCTCGCCCACTTGGTAATGGTGAAATCAACCCGCTCATGCCTCTGCTCTCCAAGGGCGTTATGTGCAAGGTGCTCTTGCACATGGTCCGTTCTTACATTGAGCAGCCGGTCCCACAGGGCGCACAGATCGCCTACGAGGATCGTACGCGCTACGCGCAGGCATGGCAGTCTTCGTACACGGTCGAGCGCGAAGACTGGATCTCAATGGTGCGCCTTTACAAGCGTCAGGAACTCAACCTTGGCCACTCGGCGTTGCTCGTGGGAAGTAAGGCTGGACGCCTTTTCTTCAACGGAACATGGAGGACGCAAAATGTAGGTCGCGGCTTCTTTTGATAATTAGAATTGTTCTAACTATGCCAACGGCCCTCCTCAAACCTATTTACAAAAATGTAATTCGCTATACAGGCGATGCAGGAATAAGCCAAGACATCTTGCGCCGCCGACGCCTTTCACTGGAAACGATGCGCCGAATGGGTACACCCGTGTTGATCAAGCCCATGTACACGATCCAGGACGTGGAACAGGGCATCGCAGAAGCAAGCGTAGGACTAGATACTGTCTACCAGCAACCGATCCACGACGATCAGTTGTCCTATGGCATTGGGTATGTGTCAGTCGAGCGTGCCCCGCGTGGTGAGTGGATCAAGCCAGCTACCGAAACGGAAGTGGCAGAACTGATCGTCCAGGAAGAACCAGAACCAGAATGGGAAGCTGCTCCGCTCTACCGTGGGTTTGGTGCGGGCTATCTCACCTACGCGATCCTGCCCGATGCACCAGAAGATCGATACAAGCTCACAGAAGAGGGTGCGCTGATCCGCACCCAGCAGGCACGTCTCCAGTTGCCGTGGTTCCCACAGGTGAGCGACAACGATCTCCTGATCCCTTGTGAAATCGACTCCGCAGAGAGAATCGTCCAGACCTTCGAGCGCTACCAACTCAAGCAGGTAGCTCCAATCACAATGCGCGGTGCAGCAGCGCTCCAGCGAGATGGACTAGGACGCCGCGAGAAGGACACCGTCAACTTGACGGCGGGCGGTAACCGTCACCTAGTGGGTCAGCAATCGGAAGCTTCCAAGGTACCGGAAACTGATCCGATTTATGGCGGAAACCCAAATGGAACCGGCGCTGCACAAACTGGTGTGGAGTGGGACAGATGATCATTCGCGGAACCCGGGTAGCGGATAACGAATTGAGAGATAACCCGTTTCGACCGGGAGCTTACGGACGTGTCGATGTGGGCGGCGAGCAACACCGCTGGCAGTGGTGGTGCGTCACACCCAACGGTCATGTCGGCAACCTAGACGCCCACGATGTTACCGAGCATGAGGATGGCGCGATCACAGTTGCTCCTTCCATCCTGATCACCGAACGCCGCGACGACGGTGAGCACGAGTTGTGGCACGGATATCTGGAGCACGGAGATTGGAGAAAAGTCTAATGGCTGCCCAGAAAGACCAACAGTCAGTCGTACCCAATCCTAGACCAATTGCTCCAAAATATCTCGCACAACAAACTCTTCAATATCGCACGTTCTTGAAGCGCACGATGACGGAGGCGCTCCAGAACGCCTTTGGCCTCTACGAAGATAAGACTTTGCAGAAAACGAAAATCGGCCCTGACTACCAGACCACGCGCGCCAACTTCCCATCGGTTGTTGTCAAGTTCTACGAGCAGCAGCTAAAGAACGCGGGCGTAGGCCACATAGAGTGGGGTCCAGAAGCCGATGTGATCATTCTCACGGGTGTCGGGCACATCACGGAAGGCTCTGGGGAAATCACTGGCCTCGCCACGACTCAAGACCTGTTCCCTGGCATTACTGAAATCAAAGCCGACGGCATCCCGAAAAACGCCATCGTCATCAGGGTCACTGGTGAGTCGAGCGTGCTGGTCAACAAGGAGGCGTTCGAAACTCGTGAAACCACACTCTCGATCAGGGGCGAACTAGACATTAACGAAAAGTTCATTGAGTACCACCACAGCATTTACCACGGTGACATAGCTCTAGAGGTCTACGGACTTAGCTCACCCGACCGTGACAAGATTGCCGACGCCCTGGTCGAAGTCGTGCAGATGGGTGTTGTCGGAGAAGAGGGTAAGACCTTCCAGGAACGCATCTACGACACGATCGGCCTTAGCCCCTACTCGGACTGGCACTTCATCGCCGTCAACACAGACCTGCTCTCCGGCTATGGGGATCGTGAGGAAATGGCACCATGGATGGCCGAGGATACTTGGGTCTACCGATGCGAGTACCGCGTCCCGATCATCGGCGAGTTCTACAGCATTACACCGAAAGGCGGCGAGGGCACTCTCAATCTGGTCAAGCGCGTCAAGCTGTACCCGTGGCTCGAAGCCGATGCCGGGATTTCGGACGATCCAAGCGGCCACTTTGGCGAAGTGGAACCCGACGAATTCCCCGAAGGCAAAGTACCGGAGGAAGACTACTACAACATCCCGCCGATCCTCGGCAACCGCGAGCGCGCCTTCGATGGACAGATGGGGCTCAGCGCCTCCCTCGTTCCCCGCAAGCTGTTGTAGATTTCCGATGCGTGCCCGTAGGGCTAACGATTATGGCATCTGGAAGGAAGCCGTACATGCAAAATCGCTCAAGGACTTTGCGCGGATCGATAAGCTTGCTCTAAAGCTCAAGACAGCACGGACTTACAAAGGCCCTGATCCGCGAAGGTAAGAGGTAGAATGGCCCATTCCTACGTCTCACCTGGCGTCACCATTACGGAGGTCGTTGCTCCGCAGGTCGTGCCGCTTATCGCCTCTGCTTCTGAAGTCGTGCTCGTCGGCCTGACTCTCGGCCACCAGACGCGCACAGACCAGGTACGCCTGGGCGGTGGTGCATTTGTTACGGGTGCAGCTGAAAAAGTCAAGATCACCGAAAACAACAAGGTTGTCAAAAAACTGAAAGAAGCCAAAAACCTAATCCAGGTGGGCTCTTCAGTCACGGGCCTCCACATTCCTGCGGCCACGACCGTTGTCGCGGTCCTTTCGGAAACCGAAGTCGAACTTAGCGCTAACGCAGAAGCGACCTTCGAAGAAGCAGTACTGACGTTCGAATTCGAACCGACTGCACTACCGTTTCTCGCCGCGCTACCGGGATCGACGCTTGAGAAAGTCATCTCTGTTTACAGTGCGACTGATCCGGCCGAAGGCGAAAACGAAGGCAAGGGCTTCAAAAAGTATGAAAGCGGCACGGGCGCTTGGAAAGAAGACAAATCAGCGAACGCTGTTGTGCGTATCAACGGCGGTCTGATTGGTGCCAACCAGCTTGTCAACGTTACCTATGAATACGTCCCGGCTGGCTACTACAATCCGATTCGTCTCTTCGGTGTCAGCGAAGTCGTCAACCGCTTCGGTAGCCCCGAAGGCAGGAACGAATTGGGCGAACTCACGTCACCGCTAAGCCTCGCCGCACAGAAGGCATTCGAAGCTGGCGCGAGCAATGTTATCCTTCAGCCTCTCTTCAAGCTGAGCAGCGGCACAGAACCGGAATATGACGAAAACGGTTTCATCATCAACGCGGAACAGCCAATGCCTCTCGCGGTCGCAGAACCGACCACCTGGGGCAAGACCCTCAAAGGCCTCGACATCGTGCAGGCCATCGATCTGATCGTGCCTATCATTGGCCAGGGTAACGCCGAAGGTAAAGTCAACGACGGCATCATCACCGCGATCTTCAAAGAATTCCTTGGCTACGAGCAGAAACGAGAAGTCGAAGAGAAGTTCATTTTCGGTGTCTTTGGTGAGGACGGCACAACCGGCGAAGCGCTCACAGCGAAAATCTACAAACACGCTCAGGAAATCCGCTCATACGCGGGTGGTGCATTGGCATCTCACAACGTCCTGCTCAACATCAACAACGTCGGCATCTCGCTCATCGAAGGTAGCGAATCATCGGTCGGGGCTCAGTACCTCGCAGCTGCCGTTGCCGGGGCTATGGCCTCTCGCCCGGTCGCTTCGTCACTTACACGCAAGGGTATCACTGGATTCACCAAGGTCAAAACGCTCAAGACCACCACGCAGAAGAACGAAGATGCTGAAGAAGGACTCATGGTCATCGAACAGATCCAGAATGGCCAGATTCGCTGCAATCACGCGATCACGCTAGACACGAATCACGGTGCCTCGCGCTCCGAGGTATCTGTGATTCGTGCGAAGTTCCTGATGATCGAATCGGTCAAGGAAACTCTCGAAAACCAGATCATCGGTCAGATCATCGCAGATGGCAACTCACCGATCATCGTGCGCTCTGCCATCGTCGGAGTGCTCAGCGCCCTCCAGTCAGCGGGCAACATCGTGGACTTTGCGACCCCGGTCGTTGCTCTGGCCACTACCGAACCGACCACGATCACGGCAAGCTTCAGTTACCGCCCGGCCTTCACCCTTAACAACATCGACATCGCGTTCAGCCTGGACCTCTCGTCACAGACCGTCTCGATTGCAGAAAACTCACAGAGCGAAACGCTTGGGTAATAGTCGATGGCACTCTCAACTACAAAAGCACAGCAACGCTGGAAGTGTCATAACGAAGAGCGCAATGAAACCTATGGGTGGAATACAATCTAATGGCAGGTACAGATCCCACATTTACTTCAAGAGTCCGCGTAGGCGGTTCCGGCTTCACGATCTTCACGTTCGGAGGTCAGCCGATTACCTTCTGCCAGCAGGCAAGTCACACGTCACCGCAGCCGGTCGGCGGAGGCATGTCAGCCATCCAGCCGTTGGATGAGCCGTACCCCATCGAGATCATCACGCCAGCCGCAGCAGGACCGGGACAGATCGTCCTGAACATGTTCGAGTTGTTCGGCTCAGGCGGAGTCGCCTCCAAGGTCTGGGACCGACTGGGGCTCAGCCTCGGCGCGAAGAACGGCCCGTTCGGATCTGAAACGCCTGAAAACCAGAGCACCAACTTCAAACTCACCGGCCCGAACAACGGCGGACTCTTCATGGGCGCGGTGGACATTGTGGACATCTTCATCCGCCAGGCGCAGGCCAGCCCATCCCAGACCGAAGTCGTCAAGATCATCCGTCCCCTCGGCGCGTCGGGTCCTGCGGGCTCCCCGGTCACGCCGTACACGGAGGAGTACCATGGCTGCGTTATCACGAACGTACAGGACGGCGAGCAGATCGCCATCGGCACCATGGAAGTCCTGAAGCAGATCACGATCAACTACCGCTACATGACCCGTAACGGTAACCCTAGCCTCGGGTTCAAGATCCGCGACAACCCGCTGTAACCCAAGTCAGTCAAGGCCCTTGACCGGGCATAGGAGGTATCATGGCAGAGCAGGAGGCAGCACCCAAGCAGACCGATCCGTTCGCCCTGTTCACAGAGCAAGTCCGGTTCGCCGTGCGCGGGCTCACATATATCGGCCACCTGGAAAAGGAGGTCGAGTTTTGCGGTCACACGTTCCGCATGCGCACCCTCTATCCGTCCGAGAAGGCGGCTGTCTCGATGGTGGTCCAGCCCTGGCGCGGGTCCATCTCCGAGGGAGAGGTCTGGGCCAACGCTCAGGTCGCCCTCGCGCTCCAGTCCGTGGATACCGTGGACGACTTCTGTCCCCCGGTCGGACCTGATTTGAACGACTTCGCCCGCACCCGGCTCAACTGGGTCACCAAGCAGTGGTACCAGCCCACGCTCGCGTTCCTCTACGCGCGGTACTTGGAGCTAGAGAGGGAGGCCCTCGATGGGATTCGAGAATTGCAGGATTTCTCAGAGAGGAACCGGGTCCCTTCGCAGCCCTCGCCCGATTCCTTGACAGAGCCGGATACTTTGGGCGCGCCGACCGATTCGGTTATCCAGCCCTAAGCGACTTTCAAGCCGAGCTTCTCCTGTGCCTGCACAAGGAGGAAAACCGAATCGCGGAAGACAACGATCAGGTCGATCTCGAACGGTCGATGTTCATCACCAACCCCGAGATGTGGAAGAAGGTCTACGGAGAGGACCAGATGGTCGAAGAGAGCCCTGGCGTCGTCATCAAGATGCCGACGACGGAGGAGGAGTTCGAGGAGATGATCCGCGAATGGGAGGAGGACGGTTGGACAAATCAGTATGCTCCCAAGGGATAAAGGGTGCCCTGCTCTGTTGATACGTGCGATGAACCTTGTGCTCCCTCTCCTCCGAGTCGATCAAATTGTATCCATACGCTCTGCGTGAGTCGGCTAGAGCCAGTTCTTGCCTTCGGCCCGAGGGCCGTCCCATTCCTGGCGTTCTTGGTACGTCTGACCAATCGGGTGAATCGGTCGTGAGTGCTGCGAGGTACCGACCGGGAACAACGAGAAGCAGCCGGGGTCTTTTAGTTCGGCGATGGTCTGCGACACGAACATCCAGGTTAGCCATCCCGCGCACGCGACACAAGCGATGCATCCGAGGAAGAAGATGACGATGGCGACTTGTCCCATACCTGTAGTATACGGCATCAACCGCCTCCAGTCAAGCGAAATAGCGTCGAACGCAGCGTAATTGTCGATGGCAACCAACGACGATCTCGACCCCGCACAGTCACAACGACGCGCAAATGATCAGTTGCGGGTTGTGATGCTCCAACTGGACGAACATATCCAGGCACTTACTGCTCCCACGATGGAGCTTGCGCTCATCCAGAAGAAACGAGCTAGCGATCTTGGCCTTGAAGAACGCGACCCCTCTGACCTCCTTAGAAAGTTCATCTCGCAGGCGGGACCGGGAGCGACCATCGGGACTGCCGAGCCAGGCCAGTTGAGCCCGGATAGCTCGACGCCGGAAAAGGCCGACTCAGCGTGGAAACGATTCTTGGGTCAGCAGGGAGCAGCACGTCCGGGATACGAAGGCCTAGCGCCCGACGCAGGGAGCCCGATTGCCGGACGGACAAACCAAGAAGCGTCCACAATTGCCAAGGAAGGCTTCAAGATCCCCCAATTCGGTGAGTGGCAGGTTGACACGCTCCTTCGTGAGGCCGCACGGGCAGCAGGACGAAGGGCAACGAAACAGTACGGTAGCTACGCCTCTGAAGCGCTCTCGAACGAAGAAGAACCACTGAGCCCCGAGGAATGGCAGCAGCAGCAGGGACCGCTCGCGGCGAGCAACCTAGCTCAGAGATTTGAAGGCGGAGCATCTAGGATCGCCGAAGCCAGCCTGCTTCACAAAAAGATATTCCAGCCCATGCTCGACATCGGCTTTGGCGCGTCCCACATGGGAGCCTCTTTGGGTTACACGCCACAGGGCGAAGGTGTCTTTGGCGCGAGCCACATCCTTGGCATTCCGAACCCGATCGCTGCATTCACAAGCCCTGCCGCCAAACAAGGTCTTGGCACCGTCGTGAATGCCGCCGAAGCGGCGTTTGGTGGCACGGGCATCGGGCTCGGAGAAGCCAGCAACCTACGCCAGGCGTTGGCCTCACAGGGCTGGACCAACCAGCGCAGCGGGGGCGCGCTTGGCTTCACCGTTGGTGGCCAGCAAGAGACACTCGCGCAGACACTCGAACCGCTCGTCAAGATGGGCTTTAACAGCCCAACTTCCATTGAGCAACTTGGCTCGTGGACAAACGCGCTCAAGCTAGGTCAGGCGACACCGCAAGAACTCACGAAGACGCTCGAACAGCTTCCTGAAGCGGTGAAGGTCTTGCACAAAACGCTCGAAGAAGTGACGCAGGGCATGGAAGACTTCGCGGCCAAGACCGTTGAGGGCGGCTCGACCATGATCCACGGCGCGCATGCCTACAACGAAATCTGGAAGAACACGGGCATCAACCCGCTTCTCACCCAGGCTGCGAACGAAGGTACGTTCGGCAAAGTACAGGCCGCACAGAAAGGCGTGCTGCCGTGGCAGATCACATCTATGACCGGTAATCAGTCATCGACTAACGCCTACGCCGCCGTCAGGCAGCTTGCGGAAATCGCAGGCCCAGGCAAAGCAGTCACGACGACAAACAAATACGGTGAAACGGAAACGATCTCCGCCGAAGCGGCCAAGCTCGCGATGATGCACCAGCTTGAACCGAACCTGACGACGGAATACATGAAGCGCATGCTCCAGATCGGGCCGCACATGGAAGCCGCCGCGAGCGCACAGCACAAAGCCAATCAACTGAGCGCATTTATTTCACAGAAGCGTCATGAAAATGAGGCATATGGAAAAAATACCCATGCGGTTTTCAAGCTTGAGCCAGAAATTGCGCATCTACAAAAACTCAAAAAGGAAGGTGAAAAACAAGGCGAAGGTGAATATGGAAAGCTAAACGAAGGTCAGATGGAAGACCTTGGCCGCAAAGAAACAGCCTTGATAAAGGCAAAGCGCGGGGCGGCGGGTGAAGGAACTCTCAACGTCAACCAGGAAGATCATGTTGTTGAAGCACTAGCGGGTAAGGGCGGCCTCTATGAACGAGCCAAAGAAGCTGGCCTAGAGAAGCACGGAGAACTCAAGCAGTGGATGATGGAATCGCCTGAAAAGCAGGTCAAGAACATCACCGCAGCTCTCTCCAAGATCGCCGAAGTGAAACCGGAAAGGTCAGAAGAAGCAAAGGCTGAAATCGTGCTAAGTCCTAATGCCGAAAAGTGGTTCAAACTTCAATTCCCGAATGCAAAGTCTCCTAAGGAAGAAGCCAATGCGGGAGGCAAGTCTACGGCCAGCCAGGCGGCGCAACCAAGTACGGGTCTGCCAGGAGAAGTCCAAGCAAATAAGAAGCTATTTGAACAGGCTCACAGAAATGAAGCCTATTTCCCTCCTTCTAAAGGTTAGAGATGTCTGCAACACAGCTTCTCTTCCACCACGAGCTAGTGAACAACGGTGTGCCGTTGATCGTCACGACGGGCATCGATGAAATCGCCTGGGCGTACGCGCTCAACACCGCGTCGTTCCCGACCTACGGCGGCGAAGTCGTGCAGATCCTCAGCGTCTACATCGATGACCTTGAAGTCGAAGGCACCGCGCACACGTACGAAGAGACGGAGGCGATCTACTCGTTCTTCATGAAGTACTTCACCGTAGCCACACAGGGCAGCGAGGCAGCCGACCAGGACAAATACACACAGATCCCGATGATCATGGAATACGGTCACCGAGGATGGGTCTTCGAAATCCAGCCAAAGGAAGCGCCTGGCTTCACATACGCTACCGAGTTGGTTGCTCCAAAATGGAGCCTAAAGGCGCACGTCGTTGACAAAACGCCGGACGTGTCCAAGCTGAAGGATCTCATCACACAAGAACTGGTCAACAAAGAACAGTTCAGTCTCAAAGGGCTCATCTCCCCGGAGTCCGGCGACCCCGGACAGAACCCGTTCATCGCCCCCGGCACGTTCCTTGGCGACGAATTCGTGGCGGCGACAGCCAAGCAAGCAGCGGAAGGTGTCACCAAGATCGGCGACTACTACAACTCACTGTTGCCGTCGTACCTCAACGACAGCTTCTTCGAAACCGAGACAGCCATAGGAGCCAAGCCGAACTTCGGCAACGAAGGTGGCGGCAAAGAGAGTGAAGAAACGCTACCGGGCTCCACGGTCAAGACCAACGAAACGAAGAAGGCGTAATGCCATCTGAATACAACAGCGCTGCGCTTCCAGTTTACGTGCCTACGTCGGAAGCCGGGGTCGTTCCCGAGACGCAGCAAGCGTACGACATTCGGGCTACGCGCATTAGCGAAGCTCGACGCAAAGCCGCGTTCGAACGCGCCAACGCGATCCTCTGCGATGGCGAGCACAAGGTCGAATTCTTCGTATCGGAGATGACCCTCGATCTCGGACTTAGCGGTAACACATCGCAGGGCCGTCTAACGCGCGACTTCTACGCCAACAACATCATCTTGCCGTCGCTCAAAATCAAAGCTCAATGCCTTGACCAGGGGGACTACGGAGTGCTTGTTGAGTTCATTCACCAGGCACAAGTGCGAGCCGTCAAGAACGCAGCGAACAACACGACGCAGCTAGAGGTCAAGGGTGGAGGCTTTAAACTCAACAATCCGATCATGAGAGGTCCGCACAAACGAACCTGTGTGCAGGGATTCGCGCCGCGCATCCAGCGCCGGTACAAGGCAGGAGAATACGCACCGATCTTCGAATTTCCGTTCACGGTCGCGCGCTCCTTCGAGGGCCTCTACGAAGATGTCGAAGCGAGCGTCTACGAAAACGAGCAGGCAAGCTGGATCAGCATCCTTCAGGGACTCACGACTCCGTTCGTGCCGGTCTTCCAAGAAGAAACGGCCAAGAACTCTAAGCCAACCAGCACACCTCCGGCACAGCCGAGCGAACCTGAAGAACCCAACGAACTCATCCCGCCACTCCCCGGAGGAGGTCCGTTTGGCTAATGGCAGAGCGCCTCGTATATAGCCCGAAGGCATACGTGTACATCAAGAACACGCGCGAAGAAATCATGGACATCTCCGAATACGTAGTGGCCGGAGAAGTCAAGCGTTTGCTCAACCAGGTGTCCACGGCAAAACTTACGCTGCGCAACCCCGACCGCATCTTCACGCGACCGGGCGAAGCCGCCTTTCATCCGATGGACCCGATTACCATCTTCCTGGAGCGCACCCCTGGCCACCCGGTCCAGGTCTTCACGGGCTTCCTCGACAAGACACCGTACTACCAGTTCCGCCCTGGCCCGATCACGCTTGAAGCGTCCTGCACGCTCAAGAAACTGCTCTACACCTGGTACCAGCTTGCACAGCCGTACACGCTCGCGCTACTCAAGCACTTCGGGTGGATTCAGGGTATCCCCACGGGGACCGGCGAAGCTGGTATCGGCCCGCTAGGAGAGACGGCTGGCATCGGTGGACAGGCGGCCCAAGAAGAAGGCGTGGAAGAGGTCGAATGGAAGGCGAAGGCCGGACAGGAAGGTTTCCAGAAAAGCTCTAACGGCGTTCCCTTTGGACTCGAAAAAGATGGCAAGTACTCGTCCAACGACGGGTCGTTTGCCAACCTACTCTGGGCCATCCTCTTCTTCGTCGGCGACTGGCAGGACGAGAAGATTTGGATCGAGAACGTCCCAGCATCGGTGCCCAAGCTGATCAACAAGCTGTGGAATGATTTCGAACAGAACGACAAAGCGGCACAGGAAGGCATCAATAAGTTCTGGGCCGCAGCCATTGGCACTAGCTCGCACGGCCAGGGCGGAGGACCAGGCGGTGGTGAAGGCAAAGGCGAACCGACTGGCAACCTGAGCAACGTCAAGGAAATCGTGGAAACGATGACGCGCTGTGCGACCCGGCAGAACCTACCGCCCGAGTTCGTCATCTGCACGGCTCTGTGCGAGGAGGGTTTCAACCAGAGTGAGATCGAAGGAACCAACAGTGCTAACGCCACGGGCTGGTTCCAGTTCACGTCGGACGAACCGTACCCCGGCATCAAAGTGAACTACCCAGAAGACGCTCGCGACACGGGCAAGGCGACGGAAGCGTTCTGCAAGGCAGCGGTCATGCGCGCTGTCGAAAAACCGAACCTGAAGACTGAAGGTAACTGGGAAGAATGGGCGACCACGACGCAGCAGCCTGGTAAGGAAGCCTACAAGGCGAACTGGACCACCAACCTCGCCAAGGCCAAGCGCCTCGTGACGCAGTATCCGCCGAAGGAAGGTGGTGCTCCGCTCAAGGGCGGCCCAGAAGAACCAGAAGAAACACAGCGCAACTCGACCGAAGGTAAAGGCAAGTCCGGTAGCGGACAGACCTCCCGCCTTGAAGCGATGATCACCCGCGCTTCTGAAATCAGCAATAAGAACTACCCCTACTCGTTCGGTGGCGGGCACCCCCACGTCGGTACCCCGAGTATGGGCACAGAAACCGAGTCAGGCGGTGCGCTGGTCAACGGTTTCGACTGCTCCGGCTCCGTCATGGCCGTCCTTGCAGCAGGAGGCTTCGTACCGACCGGCTCGTCTTTCGGGACCTCCGGCGAAATGGGCCACGTCTACGGGCGCATCGGTGAACCGGGTCCTGCGCCTGCCAAAGGCAACGGCGTCTCGGTCTACTGGAACTCATCGCACGAGTGGATGACGATCAACGGGCGCTACTTCAGCACGGGCTGGAACAATAATCCGAAGGGCGGCGCAGGATGGGGCAGCGAAGACCCGACGAAGTGGCCGTCAGCAGAAGGCCAGTACGAATCACTGCACCTAAAGACTGCCGAACTCGAAGAACCCTACACGGGTGAACCTGCTCCGGCGCTCGCAGGTACCGAAGGAGAAACCGGAGGACCGGGCAACGTGGGCAAGGGCTCGCCTGAAGGATCGATCCTGAGCCAGGCCACGGCGGCGGCATTTGCTTCCAACATCAGTCTCCCGAGCGCCGAGGAACGAGCCGAGGCGTTCCTCTTTGGCGGGCAGAAGGCGCTCATGAATGCGAAGCCACTCATGAACTTCGTACAGCAAGTCTGTCAGGCATCGCTGCGCAGTTTCCAGTCCCTACCGAACGGTGACTTCTTTGCCTTCTACCCGGACTACTTCGGCGAATTCGGACACCACGACGCCTACTGGCTGATCTACGACATCGAGGTTCTCGATGGCGGCATCGATCTCAACGACGAAAACCTCGTCACGCACGTCTTCTCCCTCGGCAACCCGATCTACCCGGCGAGTCCGCAGAGCAACCCGTTGGTGATCGAGCAAAAGGCCGGGGTCATGACGATCTTCGAAGCCATGGACTCCGAAGGGATTCTCTTCAACCTCGAACAGGAAGGCATTAACCTGAAGCGCCCCGGCGTCTCTGCGCTCATGAACAGCAAGGAGGCAGTCGAATTCCTCAAGCGCTACGGACCTCGCGTGCTACGCGAAGAATACCCTCTGGTCACCAGCACAATCTACGAGTGCCTGCTCGCCTACCAACAGTTCCTCCTCGGCTGGTCCCGCCAGTTCGAAACTCCGTTCACCTTCACCTTTATGCCCGAGTTGTTCCCTGGCGGCAAGGTCGGCTTCCCTGAGCACGGGCTCCAGATGTTCATCGAAGAAGTGGTTCACAACTGGGACACCACGAACGGCTACACAACGGTGGCCAAGCTCATCGCGCCATCGGTGCTGCATCCGAACAGCAAAGCTCCCGTCGTCAGTGGCTACGATCAGCTTCCGCCGAACATGGTGGACGCTCTTATCGAGCCCGTCCGAGAAGAAGGAGCCAAGAACGTTGCTGCTCCGAAACCGCGACCGGCCCACCCACCAAAGTCCACCTAACGCCGACCGGACAGGCCCACTAATGCTCACTGACCACATGAACATGCAGTTGAAACAGGGTGTCAAGATCCTTACCTGCGAACCGATCACGAACACCATCGAAGCGGAAACACGTAACGGCGAGGTTATCTCCATCAACTCCTACCACTACTCGCCCACGTTTCGTTGGCCCGTGCCGGGCGAGCGGTGGATGGTTACCGAAGAAAACGGTTCGTGGTACCTCACTGGTGTCTACGAGCAGAAGGACCCTGCCATCGAAGACTGGAAACCCGATGGTGAATACCTTGCAGGCGCTATAGTGAAACACAAGGGTAAGTACTATGAACTACAAGAATAAATCAGCTAATGTCGAATAACCCTGAACCAGGTGGCGAAGGTCCTTGGAACCTTGTCAAAGTCCCTCAGGTGAAACCAGGGGATGCTGTTATCTCCGCGTCCTCGGGTCGCATCCTTCAGAACAAGGAGGGCACCGTCACCGAAGTACCCAACGGGCTGCGCGTGCCATGGTTTCCGCAGGCTAGTGCGGGCAAAGCCAAAAGCACTAAAGAAATAGAAGAAGCACTATCGATGCTTGCCTCGATCATCAACGAGGTCCGCAATACAGTCTTTGCCTTCAACATGGTAGAAGCCAAGGAAGAAGTTGATCCCGAAGCCCACTTTCATGTGAGGACCGGCGAGCATCTCGACGCTTTGCATGGACCTGGCACTGCAACGGCTTTTGCCGACCGCATGGATCTTAGTACCGCCTTTCCTGGTACGAAGGCGGCGGTAGCAGAACGCATCCACCCGGAGGGATCTACCGTGGTTGAAACCGTCTGGACGAACCAAGGCAAGAGAGTCGCTGGACTCCGGCTGCACCTTGATGCTGAACGCGCCCACTATGACAAGCTGGAAGTGGAACCCGAGTACCGAGGCCAAGGCTTCTACCAAGCGCTGATCCGCAGGCCGTCCTGGTGGCGTACCCTCGGGGTCAAGATCATCACGGCGGAGCCAGAAGATGCCCACGCGCAGCGAGTGCTGGCTCTGGGCGGGTTTCACTGGCAGGAGTTCAATGGTCAGAGCTACTTTGGTGTGCGCCTTGATCAGCGGGACCGCATGGACGACTACCGCGAGTGGCTCGAAACTGGATCGAATCCCAAACAAGAGCCCGAGTGGCATCAAGAGCTACGTCAACAGGCGAAGTTGCTATAGGCAAACGATGGGGTAATAGGCGATGAATATTTGCTCACAGTGCGAAATCGAATACCTGGACGACTAAGGCGATGAGCTTCTCACTTGCACTCAAGAACGGCGACCTGGGGCTGAGCGGAACTTCCCTCGGTACCGTGGTGGACGCTGCGAAGCTCCAGCAGGACCTTGTGTGCGCCATTCTGACCCCCCTTGGGTTCGAGGAACTGCATCCTGAATTCGGCTCGATCCTGGAGGAAGACCTAATCAACCCGGAGGTCCAGATCATTGGGTCGAAAGACTTCCAGCATGCCGCCGCCCTCATCCGCTCAGAGCTTACGCGCTTGTGCCAGAACTACCAGGCGCAGCAGATTGCACGTAACGAATCTGACGCCGTACGATTCGGCAAGCCAACGCTCACTCCCGGAGAGATCTTGCTCCAGGTCTTGAGCATCAAGTTCGTGCAGGCAGAAGACCACCTGCTCTGCACGCTCCAACTTGAAATCGGCAATGATAGCATCGAACTCAACATCCCGATGAGCACCTAATGGCAGCCCTCAGTCAGACCCAGATCGCGGAACAGATGGTGGCGCAGCTTCGGCTGCTCAAGCCTACGATCTCCGCTGAAGTCGGTACGCCGGAGCGTCTCATCCTGGACACCGTGGCCGGAGCGCTAGCGGAAAGCTCCATCGACCTGATCGGCCTCGCCGAAGCGCTGAACGTGGACAGCAAGTTCGGGGCGAACCTGACTAACTTCATGGCGCTCTTCGGCTTCGAACGCCAGGTGGCCACAAACGCCACAGGCTTCGTCAAGTTCTCGCGCAACACACCGTCACCCACGAATATCGTCATTCCCTCAGGAATTATTCTCAAGTCCCACGTCTCGACGGCAACCGATGGCATTCTGCCTGAATTCGTCACGACCTCATCCATCACGTTGCACGCTGGCGAAACCGAAACGGAACTCGTCCCGATCAAGGCAAAAAGCCCTGGCTCCATCGGCAACGTCCCAGCTGAAGCCGTTACGATCATGTCCTTTGCGCCGGTCCTCGGTATCACCGCCGTCACCAACCCCGCTGCGACGACCGGGGGTACCGACCAGGAAGACGACAACAGTCTCAAGACGCGCTTCAAGAACACCGTCTTCAGGAACCTTGCGGGCACTGAAGATCAGTTCCTCGCACTCTCTGTGGCGACCGCCTTTAGCACCAAGGCGAACGTCATCGGGCCGATCTCCAAATACCAGGAGTATATCCAGGTCCCCTTCCAGGACGACACGACCCTCTACCCCTTCGGCGGCGGCGAATCCTACCCCGGCTATCCATCCCCGTTCATGGTGCGTGGCTCTGGCGCGAACTTCAGCAAAATCGTAACGATCCCGTCCACCATCGGGATCGAAACGGGCGTCCCGGTCGAGGTCTACAAATCAGAAGACAGCCCGACCCTAGCCTCATCCGGCACGGTCATCGGCATCCTGTCCCCGACCGAAATCGAAATCTCGAAAGCGCTGTCGAGCGAAGTCGTAGACGGATGGGTCTTTATCGGCGACCCCGAAGCGGTACGCGAAACGCTCCACAACAAGTGGACGACCGCTCTCTCGACCAATCCGTTCGCTAAGGAAATTTGGAAAGGGCTGCCGGTCTTTGTCTCGGACATCACGTCGGGCATCAGTAAATTCTTCTTTCGCGAAGACGTGGACTTCAACTTCAATTACCCGCCGCTGCTACAGGGCGACACCCTACGCGCGATGATCGACGGTGTAGGCCCGGACCCCCGCACGAGCATCACCGGCAAAAACCAGCCAAACGTCACCTTCATCAACGTCTTCCTCGGTGCAGAACCAGGGGCTATCGCCGCCCTCTCACCAGAAGACATCGTGCTCTTCGAATACGCCTACACATCAGCGGCCTCACGCAATAGCATTCTGCACAACGTCACCAACGCAGTCGATATCTACATCGACGGTACAAACGAACAGTCCACGAGCACGATCTTCTCTTGCCTGCTCTCGGGTAGCGCCCAAGAGTTCGTGGACGACCCGACGAGCATGTACTACTACGAGAACTACCGCCGCGACGGGAACCCGACCAAGCGCCCGCTCGAAGGCAACATTCTTACCACCCTCTTTGCCGAGCCCGTCCTGAAGATCCCTGGCCAGATCAACATCGGGTCGGACAAATACTATCTCGGGGTCCACTACTGGCTTGTACATGACACGTCAACCTACTTCGGCACCGTGCGAGCACGCGATGGCATCGAGTGGAGCGCCACCATCAAGGGAGACAAAGGCGGAGCCGGAGAAGGCGTGCCGACACCTGAAAAAGAAGAGCCTGTGTACACCGGCAAAACGTTCGCCGAACACGAAAGCCCGGAACTCGTTGAAGTCGAACCGTACTTCTACGACCAGAACATCGAAGACCTCCAAGCTGCGCTAGAGGCCAACCGTCAGGTCACCACCGACGTGCTCGCCCACCGTGCCAAGATCCGCTACTTCAAGCTCAACATCACCGTAGTCTACTCACCGCAGGCTACGCCGTCCACGGTGAACAATGCCATCCAGGAAGCGATCTCGCAGTTCTTCGCCAACCAGTCCTTCGGCAACGTCGTACGCCTCTCCGATCTGCTCGCGCAGATCCACAACGTCGCAGGCGTGCAGAATGTGCGTTGGTCCAACGATGTACCAAACGATCCCAACCTCGTTCGCGTGCAGCAGACTGACATCCACGGCAAGCCGTTGGAGGGGGTCTTCCTCGACCGCGTGCAGTGGGGCAACACCCCCAACGAAGAGATCCAAGCTCTCTACGTTGTCGGCAACCCGGAACGTGGAGCCTACCAGCTTGTGTACGGAAAAGGGGGCTCCGAAAAAACGGAAGAAATTGAGCCCATCGAAGAAGGCACAACGGCAGCTAAGCTGGAGGAAGAAATCAACAAAGTCTTGGGCGCTGCGACCGTCACCGTCACCGAGGACAAACGCTCGAACGTGGGCGTCACCGAACCGATCCGCTCCTTCCGCATTACGTACGCAGCCACCGGCAAACGAGTTCTCCCGACCGTGATCTACCCGGCTGACCCGTTGGACAAACCGCTGGCCGGTGGAGAATACACCTTCGACTCTGACTTCTTCCTGCGCGACGACGAGCTTCCTGCGCTGCCGACTGGGATGCAGGAAGGAGATACCGTCCCGGGCCTGATCATCAAGTCTCGCGCCCAGAACGTGTGGGAGAAGAGCTAAATGAAACAAGGAAGTGCAGCAGATCTGGAACAAAGGGGAACGTAATGGCTGAACCCATCGGCACAACAGTTGAAACACCTGACATTACGACGGTCATCAACCAGCAGGTATTCATTGAGCCTCTGGGCGGACCGAAACATCCCGTCAGCTACCTCGATGCCTTCCCGGAATCGCTGTACAACAAGTCGCTCGACTCGAACCTGGTCGCGCTCATGTACGCTCTGCTTGGTCCGGCTGGCCTCGGCACCCTCAAGCAGAACTACCTCATCGCTCGCCTGAACGTGGAAAACAACGGCCTACGCACAACTGAACTTGATTCTTTCTACGCGGAACCGTTCTCCTTCGCCCGCCTGGCGTTCGAGACATACACTGATGACACGGAAGGACTGCTCGATCACGAACAAGCAGAGGCCATCCGTGAATCCGACTCGTCCTACAAGAACCGCGCGATCAACTACCTTAAGGCCGTCCGTGCCGGAGGTACGATCCTCGGGATCGAGCTTGCTGCCAAGTCCGCACTCAACCGGGATGTCGAAATCGTGGAGAACTATCACGCGCTATACGACCAGTACTCCGACGACCCGCAGGGCATCCAGCGCATCGGCCTGACCCACTCCACCGAGGAGATCATCCTCCTGCCTCGCCAGGAGCACCCTCAGAGCGCACAGCAGACGATCTCCGTAGAGGAAGGTAACCCCATCGAAGGGACCTTCCAACTCACAATGCCGTTGGGTCCGGGCGGCGGCAAAGAAGAAGTCCAGAACACCACTACTACCGCGCCGCTACCCTTCGACGTAGACTTTGGCCAACTGACCGAAGCGCTCGAACTCGTTCCGGTCATAGGGGATCGCAACGTATCGGTTACAGGTGGACCCTTCCCTGGCAACCCATTGGTTATCAGCTTCACTGGTGAACTGGCCGACAGGCCCATGCCGCAGTTCCTTGTCACGAAGAACCTCCTCGCCGACGATGAAGAAAAACTGTGCGAGGTCGAAGTGACCGTCGAACAAGTCGGCGTGAGCGCAGACGGCGAGGACGCGGTGATCCCGACCGAAGACTGGTACTTCGCTCAGGTCGCCATCGACAATATCAAGCCGGTTACCGCGATCCTGACACCAGGCAAAGCACCTGGCACGACCAAACGTCAGATCCCGAGCGAAGTTTTCGCCGACTCCGAATTCATTCAGGTTCTACGCTACGTCACTGGCAAGCGAGGGCTCCCGTGGCCTCCGGTTAGCTCGACCACCTGGATCGAACCAGGCGTCGAGAACGAGGCACCGATGGCGCTTGACGGTGGGCATGCCAACTACGTTAACTTCCACAACATTCCAGCAGCCACCGCCTACACCGAAGATAACGCACCGGACGAACACGTCGGCCCGTTCTCGAAGGAACAGCAGGCACAGTACCCGTTCCTCGCCACCTTCCAGAGCCCGTTGGAGGAATTCACCGCGCTCGACGCGGCGGTCAACCCACCAGAACTCTTGACCACCAAGGTCGGACCAGAACCGCTGGTCAACTCTGTCTACCCTGCGGTCTATCAGACGCTCACCGAGATCCATGGAGCCCCACCGGAAACGGCTCCGTTCTGGTCCTCGAACGAGCGCCTCGAAGGTACCGACTTCCTGGAGATCGACTTCGGTACGGTCCAGGCTGTCAACTTCATCACGTTCGAAGCGACCCAAAAGCCGTTCACCATCGGCGTGGACTACGACCTGCTCGACGCGGCTCCCGACAAGCGCTTCATTCCCGTCACCATCCAGAGCGAAGTGGATGCTCCATCTACCCTCAGCCTGTCCTACGACGCCCACAACGTCAACCAGTGGACCCTGGTCACGCTCAACGTCGGCACGTCTCTGGGAGCCATGATCTACACGCGCTTCTTGCGCTTCGAATTCGCGCGCAAACCGGGGGGCTTGACGTTTCCTTACAGCATCGAGGTTAGGAACCTGCGCATCGGGCGGAACGTAGCGCCTTAGGCAACTTCGGCACGGTAACTTGTGATGAGCAACGTATGCGCCGAATACAGCGGAGTAGTGATCGACCAGAATGTCGTCACTGCCTCGCTCACGCCTGACGAAACCTACTACCAACAGTTCCGCCTACCGGAAGACTACCTGCGTGGAGTCAAAGCGGGACAAACTCGCTTCCCTGGCATCTCGGGCTTCCAGCTTCTAGTGGAGGTCACGGAAGACGCCGCTTTCCCGAGCGCCGAAGCGCCCGTCACAATCAACTTCACCATCGAACAACACAACTTCGGGGACACCGCCTGGGAGATCCTCGCCAAGGGCACCGCAGTAGGGGCTCAGGCCGAAGGCGAACGCATCTGGATCGATGCCATCCTGGACGAGGAAATCCCGGTGGACGTGAGCATGACCACGAACGTCTCCGAGCTACGCATCGGCATTACCGTGGTGTCCGGCGTGGAGAAGCTTTACTATGCTCAGCCTAACCCGCTGCCTGGGTTCGTAGAAGCCGTCCAGAGCGATGGCAGCACCCCTCTCGCGGGCAAAGAAGCTGCGCCTGCGTCCCTGGCCTTCCGGCTCCTGGGGCTCGTAGCAGACGGCGGCACGGACTTCCTGGGTAATCCCTACCGCGCGGTCACTGTTCACTCGGATGCGGAAGCTCCGGTCGGAGCGAACACCAACGTCGGATACTGGCTCTCAGCACCACAACCGTCCCAGTTCGCGGTCACCAGCCACTACTCCGACCTGCGCCAGTTCCCCGAGACGCCGACCTACGGAGTCGTCAACCAACTGCTCAATCCGAGCTTCGAGTACGACATCGTGGGAGGTCAGCCGTTCGGGTGGCAGACTTCATCAGACTTCGAAGAGTTCGTGGAGCCCGAACAGCCCGCCGTGGAAGAACCATCCTCAGGTTCCTTCGTTCAGAAGTTGGAGGCCGTGCTGCGCTTCGACGTAGAGTTCGAAAGCCAGTGCGTCATCAAAGTCGTCAACACGCCGACCGCCGAGAAGGGTGTCAACTCTCTCGAAGTCCACACCGCCGAACACGGTAGCGACCGCTTCCACTACCCCGAAGGCGTGTACGCTCAGGTCAACATCGCCGTCGCGAAACCAACCACCTTCTCCGTGTGGGCACGGAGCAACACGGGCACCTACGATGTCGTTCTGGAAGTCGGCGACGACACCGTGGGTAAAGCGGAAGAAGTCGTCACGCTCACTGCCGAATGGCAGCGGTTCTCTGTGACGCTCGCAAGCCCCATCTCCACCGGCCAGTCCACCGTCGCCGTTCGTACGCTGGCCAACGAGACACACGCACGGATCTTCTACATCGATGGGGCTCAGGCTCAGTCCGGCACCAAAACGACAGCCTACGTCGATGGGGACGAGGCAAGCGCCAAGTGGGAAAACCAGAAGGGCCGTTCTGGCTCCGTCGAACTGATCGAACCCGAAATCGAAGACAACGCCGTGGTCATCGACAGCATCATCATCGACCCGCTCACTCCTGGCGTGGCGTTCAACATCTACTACACCAACGACCTGACCGGCAGCGAAGGCACGGAACCGATGACCGAAGAAGAGTGGGAACAGAAGCTCTGGATCCACGTTCCGCAATCCTACATCACTAGCGTCAAGACGACCTACGTGTTGCCGGAACCGATCACTGCTAAGTTCGTCAAGATCGAGTTCAGCCACCTTCAGGCTCGCCCGTACGAACCAGGCGACTACCAGAAGCCGACGAGCTACAAGCTCTTCCCGGACTGGGTGGCGCTGCCCTTCCTCGCGGAAATCTCCGTGCCGTCCTTCACGGCCAAGCGAGTCGGTGTCATCTACGACGCGCTCGAACTGGCATACCAGCCGATCCTCAACGACCTGATCCAGGGACCGTCCACGCCAGAACATCCAACCCCGACGCCAACCGTCGCCCCGCCTGCGGCCAACCGCGTGGACCCGGAAACGCTACGTCAGATCGAACTCCAGATCAACACCTTCCTCAAGCCACCGGCTGCTCGCTCCAGCCCCACCACGCTCCTCGGGGCGCGCGCCGCCCAGAATGCTGAAAACGCAGTTAGCTACCCGGTCGAGGGAGAACCTCAGTTCCGAGGCAACACGAGCATCGCCGTCTCCGGCCTCAACCGGCAGGCTCTCGTGCTGGATGAATCGACGCCGGTCATGTACTTCTGGGTTACTTGCCGCCACGAATACAAGGAAGCGAAAGCCAAGTTCGAATCCGACCGCGCGTATTTCGCAGGCCTCAAAGAACTGGCCTTCCTGCGCAGCCAGTTCTCGGTCGCGGCTGACACTAGCATCTACGAGGAGACTGGCACGGACGATACCAATACGTTGCTAAGCGACTTCAACGTCGAAACTTACCCGGTCGAAAATAACGGAATTGTCTACGGCGAAGAAAGCACCTGGTTCGCATACTAAGATGGCACTTGAACGCGAAAGATCCAATGTTCCTCTAGGCGAGGAGTTCACAGAGCGAGCGTGGATGTACTACGACTCGTTCGAAGTGGAAACCAAAGATCAGTTGCCGTTCCAGCGGCACGTTGATCTGCGCACGTTCGTGCCGACCTCGGGCGAGGCTTGGACCGAGGGCACATTCACCTACCGCTCGTCGCTCCACTACTTCCCAACGCTCGTTCTGGAATGCAAGGGCACGACGGAAACAGAATCAGCCACGCCGGACCACCCAGTCGATCTGCTCACCGGCTTTGCGGACACGGACCTCTTCACATTCGCGCTCCCCGATTTCAACCTCCCGGCGATCAACATCGTCCAGAGCAGGATCAAAATCACGTCCGACCCGGCAGGCCACTGCTCGAACACCGCAGTCACCGCGACCCTCTCGTTCTCGGAGAGCCTCAAAGCGCTGATCGAAGGAGACAGTCAGTTCGTCATCGAACGCGCGGCGTTGCAGCAGAACGAAATCGACCTCGAAGCCATCACCGGAGTGCGCTTCACCATCGTGTGCAACGAAGGGGAAGAAACCGACATGGGCGTCATGGGCATTAAGCTCATCCTCGCTCCCACGCCAGGCAATCCTGGATGGGTGGTGTCCACGGTGGACTACGACAATTTCAACGGCATGCTGCGCCAGCCCAACCCGCTCGACGGAGACGTGACGAGCGGCCCGCTGCTCGAACAGGGCATCATGTGGAAGTCAGACCTCCTACCTGGCTACAACGACCCCAAGCCGGTCGATGCCGAGTTCGGCCTCGTCTTCAACCCTGGCTCACAGCTACACCTGAACGAACTCGTCTTCTACATGCGCGAGGAGCCGCTAATCTTCCAGACGCAGCTTGACCTCATCGGGACCACACAGTCCGAGCTTGATGGGCACCCGCAGCCTGACCTCGGCACCGAAGAGTTCGTCCCCCGCACCGTAGGCGAATTCGACAAACAGCCCATGTCGCGCTTCGACCACCTGGAGAAGATGAAAGACCTAGAGCGTCTACCTGTGGCCAACCCCATTGAGGAGAGTTGGATCACCTTCACTCTACAATGGGGCGAAGGCAAACGAAAGCTGATCATGAACAACTCGGTGAGCCCCGGCTACGTCTTCCCCGACCACGGCCCGAATGCTCTCCCTGAACTGCTCGACAACACCGAATACCTCATGACCTGCTCGCTCGAAGATTCGGGAGCCCGCGTGCGCATCTATAAGCTTGCCCCCGACAAGTCCGTAGAACAGACACCGATCTTCGACACGACGCTGGTCAACGACGATGGTGTCTTCCGCCGCCGCCAGGGGCGCGTTGGCTGGAAGGCATACCTACCTGACCCCGATGCCTACGTCGGCTCGATCCGACCGCGCGGTGTCGTCTTCGCCGAGTATCAGTCCGCTCCTCTCACCAGCTTTACGCCCGTGGATGGAGCCCAACTCTTCGCGAGCTACACCGGCAACGAAGAACTCTGGAACCAGGGCTTCAAGATCACCCCGGCGTCGGCTAAAGGCATCACGCTCTCGCGCGACAAGTCGCGCGCGCTCACCGCTGAAAGCTTCCGGGTGGACACCAATGGCACTGAACACAACGTCGGGCTCACGACCGACTTTATCAACTTCAGCAACTTCGAGCAGGCAGAGATCAAGTTCTTCATCTGGTACGCGGGCGAACCACGCACCGTGGAAACCATCGAAGACAAACACCGCCCGACTTTCCCAAGCCGCCACCGCACCTTCCCGAGCAAAGGCACCTTCCCGAGCAAAGGCTTCACCACCTTCGACCAGAGACAGTTCCCAAACATAGCGGTGCGCCTCGTGAGCAGCGAAGGCACCATCATCCCGCTGCCGACGCCAGAACTCGAAACGAACCAGTGGCAGGAGATCATCATTCGAGTGCCGGAAGAAGAGATCCTCCAGACAGGCAACTACCAGGTTCAGATCCTTCAGCCCACCGAGATCGCTTCTACCTGGTGGATCGACAGCGTGTCCATCTTTGAGCGTGTCGTGCAGTGGAGCGCTCGCTCGACCGTCAGCGACCCATGGGACAGCAACTACGCACCGTGGACGGACTTCCGCGAGATCGTCAACGTCAACCGCAAGGGCATCCTGCTCCAGCCTCGTGGCAAGGAACTTCAGCTACGCGCCCGAGCGCTGCGCCAGAACGCCACCATCAAGACACCAAAGATCGTACCTCGCTACGCCTCCCTTGGGCGGCTCGTGTGGCCAGAGGAACGTCTTGAGGATCTGATTCCCCCGGATGCGCAATTCAAATCGAAAGGGATCGAAGCGAGGTCCTTCAAGTTCACCGACGAATCGACCCCTGGCACCGGAGCCATCGTCACACGCGAATGGAACTTTGGCGATGGTGCGTTTTCGGTGGGCAACAGCCTTCAGGAAGAACACACCTACTCGCTCCCCGGCGAATACGCCGTCACGCTGATTACGATTGACCGCAACGGCCTACGCAACCACGCCACCCACAACATCGCGGTGTTCTAATGACCTCCATTGTCAACGATCCAAACCGCCCCGCCCTTCCGGTCACCGTAGACTTCTACTTCGAACAGGCAGGCCCTCTAGGCAGCGCCACGTACGACGGCGACACCTATCCGTACCCTCCACTGCCGAGTGACAAAGGCAGCGACTACCGCTACGCCTGGGGCACGACCCCGGTGTTCCTCGCTGTCGAGTTCCACGCGGAACCATTCGAAGTCGAATCCAAAGTCCAGCCCCACGTTCAGCCGCCTCCGGGCGTCACCATCCTGGAGTACCGTTGGGACTTCGGGGACGGACATGTCGGACACGGACCGACCGTCACGCACACCTACGAGGTCGCCGACCCGGATACAGAGATCAGCCTGACTGTGCTCGATTCCCTCGGGCGGGAGTGGTCAACCTCGAAGACGCTCAGCCTCGTCTTCGTGGACTTCGGCTACACCTACCCACGCATCCGTGGAGTCAACACCGAAACGCCTCCGAAACGGAAAGAAGCTGAGGCGTCGGGGGACTTCGCACTGACCGTGGAGGGCACGCCGACGCGCGTCTGGATCGCTCGTGCGGGGGAGCCCATACGCGAAGAGGAAGAGAAAGCTCTGTCCGCAGACCGGGCGACAATCCTCACCCACTTCTTCCGCTCGACTACAGACACGAGCCTCTCAGACGATGTCCCCATCCGCACTCGCAACATGGTGCGCCACGCTACCGATCCTAATCGATCCTTGGTCCGAGCCCCATCGCTGCCCGTCGAAGTCGTTAGTGAAGGGCAATCGCGTCAACGACTATTGGCTACGATTGGACCCGCAATGCCTTACCCGGAACCTTCGCCCTTCTATGAGGTCGATAAAGCAACTCGAATCACACACCGCTTTGCTCACGCAACCGAGATGTCTGTCTCTAGCGATGCAAGACCAACGTGGCACTATCGACGCCTCATTGAAGCTCTTCTCGGTCTTCTTGGCAAATCGCCTCACTAAACCAAGCCTCGCCATACCGAGCCTCACCGAACACCGCTTTGCCTCGCCTGCCTAACTATGCCGAACCGCGCCGTGCCTAACCAGACCTTACCACGCCAACCAAGCCTGCCAAACCCTACCGAGCCCAACCCTACTCAGCCCAGCCAAGCCCGCCAAGCCTCACCAGACCCAACCGAACCCTGCTCCGCCCTGCCTGCCAAACCGAGCCCTGCATGCCGTAGCTGGGGCTGGGGACGACGTAAAACCCCACGAGCCGCGCTCCCTTGCTTTGCGGCTGGTAGCGCGGCTCGTGGCCAGTTGCTTCACGGAAGGGGAAGCGCCAAGGTGGCGTCCCGGATTTAGACCCCAGGGGTCCCCTTTATCTCTAGAACGATATTCATTACGATACCTCTTGTCTGTATGTTTGGCTTTGGATGCTGCCGACTTCCAGAGTCAGCGCACATCTCCTAGCTCTCGTCTACGAAGTTTGAGTATAGCAGGCTATCAAGAGCCGGTCAAAATCCAGACCAAATCCTCGCGTGAAAGCTTAGAGGCCATCGCGTCCTCTGCGGCTTTGCCATCGAAGAGAGCCTCGTGATAGCCACGCTTAGTCGCTAGTATTTCCTGCTTGCGATCCTCCACTGAGCCTGCCATCGTCAACGAGTACCAAAACGTAGTCGGGAGCAAGCTATCGACCCGGTTGTTCCTGCCCTCCCTCTGCTGCTTTCGAGTCCAGGTCCAGGGCTGATTGAAATGCACGCCTACAGCCGCCTCGGGGAGGTCGATGCTATCCGAACCCTTATCGCTGGATAGGAAGACCCGAATGTCAGGGTCGGCACGAAAGGCATCCTTAGCCGCCTGGCGTTGTTTGTCTGTGCCCGCGTAAGCGACATAGCTGATGCCCCACTCGTTGAGCTTCTTTTCCATCGGCTCAAAACCATAAGAGGCCCAAGTCATGTATACAAGCACCTTGTCATCGGGATGTTTCTCGGTGAGGATTTCTTTGAGTGTCTCAAACTTAGTGTGTCGCTCATCGGTTGGCGCTTTCCGCAGCGTTTCGACCAGGCGTACAGCAATCTCCGATCCCTTCATAAGACGCGGCATGTCATCTTCTTCTCCCCCTAGCTCTGCGAGGACTTTCTTGAACTCTTTGTGGTTCTCTGCCGACTTTCCGATCATTGAAGGCGCATCACACATCATCTGCATTACTTGAATGAGCGCCAACACGTTGAATTCTTCTGACTCTGATTCTTCTTCGAGGATCTTGACAGCATTTGTGGCAAGCATGTCGTAGATGGCGCGATCCCGTGGGTCCCAATCGATGATCAGTGTGTCCTCCATGACCTCGGGGAACAACTTAGCCACTTCTGGATCGGCCAAACTTACGCGATGTGTCATGAACTCAATCTTTCCCTCTAGCTTATCAAGCCGTCCCCATCGTTCCGGCTTGTGTGAAATGGGATTGCGATTGACTACGTAATTGGACTCAAATTGCCCAACAGTACCGAGAAGCGTCGGATCTAGCAATCTAATTTGGTTGAAAAGACCTTCAGGACTATTCTCGATCGGAGTGGCTGTTAGCATCCATTGACGCATCCAGCTAGGTCTAGGCGTCGGGAGCCCTGTGCGCGGCTGGAAGGTCTTCCAAAGGCACTTTTGCACAGCCTCGTAAACTTGTGTGGTACGGTTGCTCAGGCGCGTAGGCATCTCATCCCACAGGATCAAGCAGTCCCGATCTTCCATCAGCCACTTGAATGCCTCGTCGTCTTGACGAAAGTTCTCATAATTGGTAACGAGGATGACTTTTTCCTTTGCCTCTAGACGAGCAGACATTTCGTCATAGACAGCATTGCGTTTAGTGGGTGTTCCTATCACTACAAACGAATCGAGATTAGCAAGCGCTTTGAGCTTTCGCTGCATATCAATCTTGTTATTCTTCTTCACTACCACCAAGGCGAGATCATATGGATGACCCTCGGTTTCATGCCACTTGATAGCTGAAGCAAGAAACGCAGTCTTTCCAGCCCCCGTGGCCCAGATCGCTAGACCGGCCCCGAGTGATTCATCTTTGATCAGCCGATTGAAGCCTTCTACTTGCCACGGAAACATCCCGTGAATGGTGTTGGGTAGATTTGAGTTCAACGCAAAAGGCGGTGGGTTCTGTAGATCTTCATATATTGTCAAAATTGACTCTGGTGGGGTCTCAAAAACTATTTGATAATAATCGTCACACGCCTCAATGAAATCCTTTAGACGGGCGGGCGAAACCGTACGGAAATGGCCCACAATAGACTCCAGGTCAAAAAACCAAGTTGGCCAAATTCCTTTTACTTCCCAACGGCCTTTGAACTCCTCGCTCTCGGACAAGAAAAGCCATCGCTCTTGCTCATCCCGAGAAAGCATTTCGATTTTATCAAGTAGCCCATCAGTAAGGAGGTGATATTTCATGATCGATACTTTGCCACCCGACCAAGGTAAATTTCAAATTCTCGCAAAAAGGTCCAACTACCAAACCGTTCGCCTTCCTGAAAAGCTCTTTTCGAGGCCATACTCTACAGTATAGACGATCAGACAACCTCGGCAACGCTGGCCTCTAGTTCCAACGGCGGTGCTTTGACCACCGCACGATCGTCTCGGATGATGATGCCTTCCATGGCGAACTCAACATCGTCCATGTTGCGGATACGTTCTGCCTCGGCCACGATCTGCTTGATCATCTCGACTGAGCAGACGTTTTCAATCGCGCGCACGAAGGTACGTAGGGCAATCTCGTTCTCCTCAGCGCGCGTGTTGGAGGCATCGCTGTTCAGTTCATTCAGAAGCTTGATGATCTGGATGAGATCCTTAGGTTCGACAGTCGAGACGCCGTTGAGGACATCATCGAATCCTTTGGCCACCAGGACCTTCAAGATCCCGCGATCGGTTTTCGCACCTAGCGAGCCCTCTTCTACATTCTGCTGGATAGCCCTGGCCTCCTCCTCAAGCTCCTCGCGGATCGCCGTGCGCTGGAGATCCATGTGTTCCTTGAGATGGTTGGAGATCGAGCGTCTGTCGATCTGCTGCCCGTTCTCATCGGCCGGGATCTGCCTCGCGATGCGCGAGTAGGCATGCCCTTTGACCAGGGATTCCTCAATGAATTCGCGATACGGACTCTGGCATACGTGACACCGAGGCTCAACGATAACTGGAGGGGCCGCGTCCTTCTGCCTCTCCTCCAATTCGGCGCGGTCACCTTGCTCCCAGCGCTTCTTGAGATCAGCGCCCGAGCGCTTATCCAGGATGCGTTTGCGCTTCCTGCGCTCCTCATCAGACACCCCCAATTCTTGAGCTTCGATCTCATCCATGACTAGCCTGCGTTCATCTGGGCTCAACACCCCACGGTTGTTCGTCCAGGACGCGATCGTTATCCAGACGATCCCAATTGATGTTGTAGTCATTCACGATGCCATCATAGTCCACATTCGCTTTGTGGCAAGCGCGCGTACCGACCAACTGGCCGATACGTAGAGTGTTCGGATGCTCGTCGCCATCATCTCTGATCAAGTTAACCCAACCTACGACCGTTGATCCCTTTAGAATGCGTTCGACTCCAAACAGCTTCTCGATCTCAAGCCATTCATCCTCGGGCAACTCGAAACCCGGAGGCAGGATGATCAGGAAATCATCCCTCTCTTGAGGGGGAATGATCGTCGGCCCAACGAGATGAGCAGCGACAATTCTCTCTGTGTGGTTTTCCCAAGTTGGCTCGACATCCTCGCGGGTAATACCCACCTCAACCATCAGGTCATACCACCGTTGCGGTGTCATGGTAAACGGACTATCGGTAGTAGCTTGTTTACTCATCGGCTTCTCGTTTCAGTTCTTCGATAACATCCCATGATAGCACCGTGCGCTCCTCGATACCGTCCATTATGATAACCTTTATCTATAATATGATGCGCCATTCCGAGCCCGTTGATCTTTTGTGTTAATCTTTCTACCATCTGGGTGCGATCTGTTGTATAGTCCGTGTGTAGGTCGTCCGTGTCGATCCATAGTAAATGCCGGATCTGGTACGCCGCTCTCCACGTAGATCTCTCGACGTTTGCGGTTGTACAGATGGCTCTCGAAGAGGATTGGATTAGGCCCCCGGATGTCTCGTCGCTGTCCCTCCCCTTGGAACCACCGATGCCCTTTCTCGCACTTGAGTTCGGGGAAGTCGAGATACAACTGGTTCCCCTCATCATCAAGAAGTGGCTCGCCATCAGACATGTACTGAGGGGCCGACTCAATCATGCCTGTCTCCTCCCCATATGGCAGAAAGTCGTCGCGTTTGTCTTTCTCTTTGCATTTGCGGCAAAGCTCGCGGTTCGAGTCCTCGCGCAGGATCTTGTCGGCGAAGGCCACTAGCTCTTCCGATGCGTATTTGCCATCGGGTCGAAACTGTTGCTCTCCCTCCTCTTCCAGCAGGAGGTCTTCGTCCTCCTCGGCCGGCTCTGGATCAGCGTCGTCATATCCCATTAGCCCGCCCGCTCCGCAAAGTACTGCTTTGCTAGCTGTATGGTGCCTGCCTCCACGTACTGACCAACACTCACAGTGGTTATGCCCATGATCTTCGCAACATCCTTTTGCTTCATGTCAAGGATGACGTTGTAGAAGATCGCCTCGCGCTTGCGGGGAGCCAACTCTTTGAGTCCCTCATGTAGATCCCAGAACGAGATCGATACTTCCTCTTTTTGCTTCCTAGTCCCGTCCTCGTTATAGACCCAGTAGCCGTAATCGATAATATGCGCCCGCCCGTCCTGATTTACTAGTTCACGGTACTCCGTGTAGTGTCTTAGGACCTCACGCAGGATACGATGCAGCGGAATTGGCGCTGTCGGTTTGTTTGTCTTTTTGGTTGCTACGACCATTTCACTGTGACATTATAGCAGTTACAAAACCACAGGCCGATAGCCAAGGCATCTGACTCCTCAAATACCTGCTTACCCTTGGTCTTTAGGCGCGGCTCCAACTCGGGGAAGTAAGAGAGTACACCGTTGCGCACCTGAGGTTTAGTCACTTTCACATCTTTCTTGCGCAGCGCCATTTTGGATTGCACTGTGCGAGCCGACACCTGCTCAACTTTTACCCCATACGACAGAGCGATTGTGTGAAGCACGGTGATCTGCACATTGGCTAGGTACAACTGATCCATGATCTCCGGGCCACGAGAGGGTACTGTCTCAGAGATCAATACGCTAGGTTTGTACTCCTCCATCAGGCTGAAGGACTCTTCTATCCAGTGCTCCGTCAGTTCCATTCGGTAGTCCTGGAACGCCTGCTTGGGTAGGCGAGGGTGATGTACCACGCCGGAGGCCACGTACGTGGCTTGACCATCTGTGCCGGGAATGCCGAGAACAGCCCATCCGGCCCGCGTGGCACCGGGATCAATGGCCAATACGTTCATGAATCTCGATCATGTCGGCAAGAGTGCGACATGCCCGACCGAAAGCCTTTAGATTGACAGAAAAGTATGCGATAGCCTTCAACTTTTGAAGGTAGCTCTCTTCGTCTTTGCTGAGATAATCGATATGCGTTTTCACGTTGTCGCCTCGTAACGTTCAATGATTGTACGTGCCCATTTTAGCAAATCAGGAATAGTCTGTCCTTGACCATGATTTTTTGCCCGTAGCTCTAGATTATCAGGATCGTTATCATCCTTGATGCCATTTTTGTGATGAACGGTCTCACCGGGATACAGGGCGCGGCCTAGTATTTCTTCCATGATGAGTTGATGTTGACCGCGCTGGCCGATACGAATATATCCACCACTGTAGTAGCTACCCGTGCCACGTTGGCGATATTGCTTTCCGCCGCACGGATCACCGTAGGTCAGCCATTTGCGATGATGGCGTTGACATAGGTCCCGGCAGTAACAAGGCCACTCACAATCCTCGACCGAACATGTTCGAGGCTCGTAAGAGGGCAACGGAGGATTCTCAAGATTACGTCCCTGCCGTAGACGTGCATAATGCGATCCACAATATCCTTTAGCAACGGCAGGGCGCGGACAATCTTTGATCAGACACTCACGTTGAGACTGGTCCTGTGAGGAGAGAATCGATATCGAAGAATCCGTCATCATCTATTGTAGGTGCAGATTCAGCCGAAATGCATGCGCTCACGAATTCCCACTTCTCGTAGATAGTGTCGATCAAGTCTTGGTTGCGCTCGTACAAAAACTCCTTGAAATCACCTGTGTCCTTATTGATCGGCAAGATGATCGCCTGCGCCTGATCAAAGAGGTCCATGTAGATGTTGATCTGACACTCATACTTAGCGTTGAAGCGCTCGGGAATCCTCTGTTGCGCAAAGCTATTGGCGTTCATGGTCTTGTAGTCCACAATGCCAGTCCAGCCGGGAGCTTCCAGCGGAGCCACATCACCCGATCCTGCCACAGCGTGGAAGGGAGCAGGCTTCCAGTCACCTGCCGACAGACCTGCCTCGGTGATTTCTACCTTGGCAACTTCCTTGCCTCCCCAGCTACGCAGGACGCGGCGCTCGATAGCCTCTGGGGTGCAGAACTCCAGCTTGTGCAGGGTAATGTACTGGAGCCACTGATGCCAGAAGTGGCCGACCTGGAAAGCCTTGCGCACCGACCCCGAGATGTTCTCGCGCTCTGCTTGCTCCTGCGCAATGGCGTATAGCTCCGTCGCAGGTGGCATGCAGTGACCGGAAGGGTGCCAGTATAGGTCGTGTTCCTTTTCGGTGTAGACGAACTGCCAATCATCTTCGAAGGTGGCAATCGCCTTCTCCAGATAGGGAACGTACTTATACTTCTTGCTGAGGTTTTTGGTGATCTGAGTTTTGTCAAGCTTCATCATTCGACTTCACCTCCTGGCGCAAGCGGATGATCATCAGCTACACGTCGGACTATGAGGTCTACCCAGCCATCGGTGTTGGCGAGGATGCTCTCGGGAGCGAAGTAACGCAGCGCGAGCGCAGGGTCCCGTCCCTCCGCCCATGCCTCGGCAGCGATCTTCTCGAACTCTTTCAGGATCTTGGGGCGTTTCTCTTGCATCGTGACCTTACACTCTATCAGGAGCCCCGGACACCTTACATCGCCGTAGTCATGAGCGGCCCCGCCCGAGGAAGGAGATACAGTGCCTCCGTAGATATGAGCAATGGCGTGCTCTTGTTCTACGGAGAGGCGCTTGCTCGATCCTCGACGTGCTATCGCGCTCGCCCCGTTTCGAGCAAGCATTTTTCGCACCACAGTTGCATCGTAAAGAAGCCCGGTGATGCCAGCCGCGTTTGGGCACCGCATCGCATGCAACCGTTAGGGCCAGGCGTATACCAAAGCTTGATTCCCAGCATCAGTCGCTCTGCTCCTCGTCAGTTGGAGGACCAGACTTCTCTTGAGCCTCAAGCTCTTGCTGAACCATAACGCTCATCACATCTTTGCGCACAGCCTCCATCGCCTCGGGCTCTTTGGTGAAGAATTTGCGTGCCTTGGGAATGCCCTGGATTTTCCCTTTGGGGAACACGGGATGTTCGAGCCACGAGCCCTGTGATTTGAAGACACCTGTGACCTTGGCCACTTTCACATAGTCGCCCACCTGGTCGATGCCGATCAGGTTTTCGAAGTCTGGGTGTTCGACCGTGTAGAAGTCAAACTCCGCCGCCTTGCCAAGTAGGTGTGACACCTTGCTTGGCTTCTTGAAGGTACACTTCAGTTCTCGACCGGCAAGCACGTCCTCACCATCTATCTTGACCTGGTATTTCTTCGCCCCAGGCTTGACCTGGATGCGCACCCAGGCGTGGTGCTTCAGGGCCTCTCCACCGGGTGACTCGTAGAAGGTGTTGCCGTTCGCGGACCCAGCCTGGCGTTGCTGGTTGATGACCATGATCCCCTTGTTGGCCTTGTACACCCGAGGCATGATGTCGTTGAGCCCAGACGTGACCTCGCCAGAGATGCCGTACGCCTTTGGCCTACCGCCCTCTTTCTGGCTCGATTCATTACCCATCGCGCCGAGCGAGTCCATACCGATGAAGTCGATATCGGTGTTGAACGTCAGATCGCGCATCATGTCGAATGCCTCTTGCGCGTTTTCCGGCCTGAGGATGAGGAGGAAGTCGGGATCGAGCCCGAGCTTGGCTGCCCACTTCTTGTCGAAGATAGGCTCCGTTGCGATCAAGGCCGCGAGCTTTTCTTCCTTCTGTACATTGGCGAGCGTGCCGTAGAGAAGGGCGCTACTCTTACCGAGTCCGTTGGCTCCAAAGACCTCAACCAGACCGCCATAGATGACGCCCCCGGTGCCGAGCTTGTAGTCCAGCATGAGGGAGCCCGTGGACACAGCGTTGAAGACATAGTGCTCGCTTCCAAAGGCGGCAGAGCGTGGCCCGTAGTTTCTGATGGCGCTCGTCTTCATTGCATCTAGCTTTTTTCGTTGCGTTTGCTTACTCATTTGAGTCTTTTGTACTTTCGAAGAATAGCTTCAGCGCGCTCGACGAGTTTACTTTTAGGCGAAAAGGTCCAGTTAGCCGTGTGTTGCATTTGATACAAAACATCCAACACTTGATCAAGCTCTTTCTTTTCAACGACCTCGGGGGGCGTCTGTACATCGCTTAGGCGCGGATGATCAACTGTCCATGTACCGTTTGAGTGCAATACGAATATCCTCAACATATCCTTCATGTTAGCAGTCGCCCGGCCTCAAAGTGATAACCGTCGCCACGCTTGTCGGTGGGGGCGGATTGCCGGATCGTGAAGATCCCGACGTTGTGTGGCTTGAACATGAACTTGTTAGAGGGCCACTTGTTGGAGAAGCAAGCGAACGACAACTCGTGCCTGCCGTGCTCGATAGTGATGATGCCCATCGCCTTTCCGGTAGCCCTGACCTTCGTCGGTTTGACTCCTGTGATGATACCAGGTAGACGATAGTCCCTGTAGCGCTTGGCCATAGGAACCTCCTCGCCAGTGTCCTCGTATGTCCAATCGATGTGCTGGTCAGGGTCATCCTCTTTGTCCTCCCACGACATGACCGCCTGATCCCACGACGAGCACTGTTCAAGCTCTTCCTCGTGATCAGCCAATATCTCCTCTGTGTTGTCGGTGAGGATCACGCTCAGTAGCTCAAGCTCGCATTTCTGCTTGGTCTTGAGGTCTACAGCGGTTTCTTCCAGTTCGTCCCAGGCCCCGGCGGCGTGGATCAGCGAGAGCTTTTTCTCGTTGAGTAGTTGTTTCGGTGACTTCCAGGTTGCGGGGAAGGGTTCGCCCTTTGCCTGTGCTTGCTTCTTGCGGGCCAGTTCGATGTCGTTGTAGCACTTCAACATCTCCTCGAACTCATCGGGTGATTCGATCTCGAACTGCTCCTCGTCGCGCAGCGTGACCAAGTACTCTCCGCTTGTGCCAACGCCCTTGACATCCCCGAATCCGAAGTAGATATTGCCGTCATGCACGTCCACCTGAGCCTGAGAGTAACGGATGTCGGGCGGCAGCACCTTGATTCCGGCACGCCTAGCCTCCTTGATGTATTCGGGGGTGAGTTCCGCGCGCTTCTGCTTGTCCACGGTGCGTATGCAGGCGATGTAGAACTCTTGAGGTCCGTAGTACTTAGCGTATAGGCAACGGAACCCAATGATCGCGTAGGCGACGGCGTGACTCTTGTTGAACGAGTAGCTAGCGAACCCTTCGATGCCTTTCCAGACCTCTGTCGCTGACTCCTTGGTGAATCCTTTCTCCATCGCGACAGCGAGGAAGCCCTTTTTATCCCACTCGTTGAAGCCGTCGAAGATTTCACTCAGCTTCTCCGGGTGCTTCTTTCCCAGGATCTTTCGCACGGCATCCGCGTCGCCTAGCGAGTACCCAAGGGCACCCATGAACCTGATGATCTGCTCCTGGTACACAAAGAGTCCGTATGTCGGTTTGAGGATCTGTTCCAGCATCGGGTGCGGATAGGTGATCTCGCTGCGCCCCTCCATGCGGGCGATGTAACGGTTCGGCACACCATCGCGCTGCGGGCCAGGTCGGTTCAAGGAGCCCAGGACTGCTAGCTCCTCGATGGAGCGTGGTTTCAGTTTTTCGGCGAGTTTCTTACCCAATGGTGTCTCGACCTGGAAGACGCCGGAGACAAACCCTTCCTCTAGTAGGTCCCACATCTCCTCGGGGTGGTCCTGAAGGTCGAGGCCCGACCACTCAGTCTCGACGCCTTTGGCCTTCATGAGTTTGTCCCACTCGGCTAGCGTATCGAGCGTCTTGAGCCCCAGGACATCAAGCTTGAGGAGCATGCGCTTCTCGACTGTGGACATGGGGAACTGCGTGGCCGGGATACCGTCCTTGCCTCCGCGACGGTAAGCTGGAGCGTAGTCGGAAAGATCGATGTCTGCAACCACGATGCCCGATGCGTGGATGCCGTAGTTGCTGTTGCGGGAGCAGGCGTGTTCACACATCGCCACGAACTTGGCACGCTTTGATCGAGCTTGATGTTGATCAAAGCCGATCCACTCATCGATTTCTTCTCCTACTTTGTCACCCTCGGGGTTCATCTCCGTGGAGCTATTGACGTAGATCACCTTGTCAGGCTCGAACTCAGGGCTCCAACCGATCTGTTCGTGGCCGTGGATTTCGATGTCCTTGGTTTGCTTGACGATCTTCTTCAGTTGCTCCATTTCCACATGATCGATCTCGCATGCCATCGCTAGCTTCTCGATGACAGCCACAGGCTTCATGCGAGTGATGGTGCCGATGGAGCACACGCGCTCATAGCCGATGCGATCGATCAGGTAGTCAAGGATCTCGCCGCGTCGTGACTTGGCGAAGTCAGTATCGATGTCGGGGAAACCGTCGGTGCGCCCCTTGTTCCAGAAACGCTCGAAGTACAAGTCGTAGTGCAGGGGGTCCACGTCGGTGATACCGAGCGCGTAGGCTACGATCGCACCGGCAGACGACCCTCGTCCCGGCCCGACGTTGATCCCTTCCATTTTGCAGAACTGGATCACGTCCCATGCCAGGAGGAAGTAGTGCTCCAGGTGGTCCTCCATGAGGACTTCCATCTCGTGGATGGCTTTCTCCACGGCCTCTGCCTCGTGCTCCGTACCAGCGTAGATCCGTTCGATGCCTTCCGACACGAGCCGTGTGAAGAGCGCAGCTACGTCCTCCTCTGGGTCATCGAGCCACGGGCAGTCGCCCGGCACGAAGAGCGGCATGTGCGCTTTACCTACGTCTGGTAGGTGGGCGTCAGCGGCTTCGCCGATCTCGTACGTGTTAGCGATAGCCTCATCGACCACGGACTCAGGCAGATAGCCAAGGTTCTCGCGTACGGTCTTCTCGTCCTTGATGCACAGGGCTCCAGGCGGGTGCCACATCTTGCGATCCTCGACCGGCGTGTAGATCGACTGCCGTGTCTGCGCAGCGATGTACATATCGTGCTCCTCGTACTGGTCCGGGCGGGCATAGTGGCCGTCGTCTCCATATGTGATCTTGACACCGCGCTCCTGCGCAGCATCCACGACAAGTTCGTTGATGAGGCGCGGGGTGACAATCACATCCTCATCGTCCTCCGAGTCTGAGTCGCGCCACTCGACATCGCCGGGGTACGTGGTGATCTCCATGCGGAAATTGTCTCCCAGATTGTCGAGGTACCAGTTGAGCATCGTGCTGTCGCCTTTGAGCAGACCTTGTGGCACAAGCCCCAGCGGGCACGCCGACGTGAAGATGATCCCCTCCTTGTACTTCACGATGTCATCGTTGGTGACTCGCCCAACGTGATGGAAGTGATCCCGATCAGAGGTTGCGTTGGTCAGCCGCCAGAGGTTGCGCAGACCTTCGTCGGTCATGGCCAGGGCGATTAGGTGCGCCTGGTCGCGCTCGTTTTTCTTGAGGTCATCGAATTTCACACCGTGGTATAGCTCCGCCCCGAACACAGGGTTGAGGCCACGGCTGCGCATGGCTTTGTCGAACTCGATGTGACCCGCGACTACGCCGTGATCGGTCAATCCGCAGAACGGGCACTTGATCTCAAGCATGCGCTCCGCGATCTCATCGACCGTGGACCATCCATCAAGAGAGGAGTACTCGCTATGTACATGGAGGCTCATATAAATCGCAGCAATCGTTCTTCGAGTGAGCGAATTTTCAATTCCGTATGCATACGAGAAGGAGGCCAGTACCACTCAAAATGATCCTGCTCCCACCTAAGCCAATAGAGTTTTCGTTCGATGCGTCTGCGTCTAAATCTCTTGAATACCATTACGTCTCGCGTTTCCGGCTAGCTCATCAACTAGTTGATTGTAACGGCTCTCGTGATGTCCCTTGACCCATACGAACTCTACCGATTGGTGTTGGTCAATGGCCTCATCGATCTCAATCCATAGATCCTGGTTTTTTGATCGTCCCATATCGGGCGACGGATATAGACGCAAAGCTCCGTTTCCTACGTATTGGCTGTCACTGTAGACAAGGACACTGCACGGACCAAGAGTCTCGACCAAATGATTCAAGCCCTCGATCCACGCCTGCATCTCCATACGATTGTTCGTTGTATCAGAGACATAGCCAGAGCCAATCTCCTCGTTTCCGAAACGATCGATGATTACATATGCCCATCCACCGGAGCCGTCTTTGTAATAGGCCGACCCATCGGTGAATAGGGCATATGGTCCTTGCGGATCAAGCACGCGCGTTACTTTCGCGCTGCTGCTCTCTCGGCTGCCTTGGCGCGCAACTCTGCCATGCGCGTCTCAGGAGTCTGTTTAGTCGAAGCTGCTTTTTTGGCCGCTTTCGCTTTGCGAGCAGACTCCGCCTCCTCGGTCGGCTCAGAGTCAGATGCAGGCTCGCCCGGCTCATCTCCTGATGCGTCCTCTGGCTCCGCCTCCTTCGCTTTCGTCGTACGACGCGAAGCAGCGCGGCTCCTCGGGGGGTCTTTGTCCTTCTTGTTTTTCTTTTTCTTGTTGCCGAACTTGTCCATCGACTCCGTGACGCCACCAAGCAACTCCTGGTAACGCTCGTCATCGATCAACTCCTCTTCGCGTTTGTCAAGGAGCTTCTTGCCGATGGCAAGAGCCGCATCCTCCGGGGAAAGATCCTCGATCTCATCCAGGAGAGGGGTTAGCTCGTCGCCCAGGTAGCTGATGCCGTCGATGTACCCGACGAGATTGGACAGATCGATCGGCAGTTCGTCATAACCGACAAGCTGGTAGGTCGTGGACTTGTCCTTGCCAATGCGGGTAATCTTCAGCGCCGTCGCGGTGACCGGATACTCGTTGACATCATAGTTGCTGATCTGGTTGAAGAAGTTGTTCGGGCTCTGGGCTACATACCCAATAGCCGGAGCGGTCACTTCTTCTGTCTCGCCAGTAGCCTCGCCGTCATCATCGAAGATACGACGCTCGTACTCGATTGTCTTGACCTCGAAGCCACGCGGCTTGCGACGTTTGTTCACGATCTCCACGATGGGCTCAAGCTCGACTGCGATGGCGACGTTGGTTTTGCGCACGGTGGCATCCCAATCGTCCACGAATCCATCGCCGCGCTCTCCGAAGAACGGGTCGGTCTTCGACACAGTTTCCTGGAAGAAGCCGCTGTCCGTCGGAATATACTGGATCATGTCGAAGAGCGGCATGTCATCTACCTCATTGAGGAAGAGGACGTAATGCTCCTCTTGGTCATCCTTCCAGTAGATCGACGGAAGGAAGGGGCGGAACTCACCGCCGTCGGACGATTTAGCTGCGTCCTGGATTGCTGCGGAACCTCGTCGAATTTCAGACATCTAGTCTTTCTCCTTTGGCCGGGCATAGCCCGATTGCCGTTGTCGTTATGAGTGTAGCAGGATCCTTCTGGACCGAACTAGATTACTCTGATGGAGAGTCTAGCAGACGCTTACGCTCGACCTCAGTAAGGTCTTTTACTGAGGTCTTGCCCAGTTTACGAAGACCCTGGAAGATATGTTGATGTTCATCGGGGGTCAAGACCTCCGCCTTCTCAACACTCTGTGTCTTCGTAAATCCCATCACCTATTAGCTCTCAGAAGATCCCGAAAACATCGTCCTCTACGGCTGTTTCCAAGTGGTCGTACAGATTGCCCACGGGGTCATCGGTTTTCATATAGTCGCCCAGATCGGCACCCTCGCCTAGCTCCACGGGCTTCAGCACAGTCACGTCAATGTAGCGCTCTAGGTAGGCGCGACCGATGTTGGCGAACTTGACACCAGGCTTGTCGTTGTCGGGTGCGAAGATCACTCCCTCCGTAAAGCGGCGCAAGAGACGTAGCTGTCCCTCGGTAATCCCCGATCCGAAGGCACCCACGGCAGGGATTTTCATGCTTTCGAGGAAGCCTGCTGTTGGGCATGACTCCACCACCACCACTCGGCTAGCAGGATGTTTGATCGCCCGATCGTAGTTGTAGAGGGTCTGTTTTTTGGGGAAGTCGCTGGTGTTTGTGTACTTGGGGAGCCACTTGGGCGTGTCTTTGCCATGGTTGAGCCAGCGATGTTGCCATCCGACCAGTCGGCCCTCCCAGAAGTGCGGGAAGGCAATGCACGGCCCGAAGTAGTCCTCAGCGATCTTCTCTCCTCCCCGGATGGGAGCGACCTTCTTGTGGTTCGCGCCGTAACAGAGACGATACGCCTGCTGAATCTCTTCGGAGATGCCACGCTCCTCGTACCAAGAAATAGGCTCACCATCCAGGTCGAGCGCATGGTAGGCCGCGTCGAACTGTTTCAGAACGTGCTCGTTGAAGTAGGGCATCCTGTCACCCTTCTTCTCCGCGTAGTCATCGAGCAGTTTCATAAAGTCATCCACGAATTCAGTGTCGGTACGAGTGTCACCATGGGCAAACTGATAGAGCCACTCGGTCGCTGTCTCTTCATCCATCTGGTTATGCTCCATAGCCAATGAAAGAAGCGTTCCTCCCGAACAAACAAAACAATGGTAGACGCGCTTCTCGCGATTGATGGCGAACTTGCCTGTTGTATCTCCATGCTTATGCAAGCCCCAAAAGTCTGGACAGTAGCCGATATCCTCGCCGTTACGATGTTCTAGAGGTTCAAATCCGATCGCCTCCTCGAAAACGTCAAGATCGATGGCATCTACGAAGTCTCGGTACTCCAGTTTATGCCTACTCATCGTCGTCCTCTCCTTCTTGCATGCGTTTCACATGGTGTTCCCAGGCGCGCTTTTCCTCGATTTCCTCCTCGTCCATCTCTTTCTCCAGGAAGTCCAAACACCCCATGTGGAACCACCTACTGAGCGGAGCGTCGCCCTCGATCAACATACAGGCGTCGTCGGGAGGGTTGCCACACGGACACGGCCCAATCTCCTCAGGGTTGTCTAGCCAGCTAGGGATAGGAGACGGGTCTTCCACCGCTCTCCTGCGTCGTGTGATCCTGACCTCATTCATCGTCCTCTACCACGCCGACGATCTCGAAGTTGCAGCGGCGCGTCAGATCCACTTCGACTTCCCAGTTACAGAAGTCATGGTTACGCGAGGCAAGAGTACCGATTTCAAAACGCTTAGACTTGCGCATCTCTTTACTAGCCCATAGACCGAGAACCAAAGTTGCCGTCTCCTCTATAGCGGACGAGCCCTTTAGTTGCTGAATCGAAGGCATTTTATCTGCATTTATTACAGAGCGATTAAATTGATGAGCAAAACAAATGTCATCTGTAAGATTACGCGAACGATCAAGTACCTCCCAATACTTGCCCGTCTCATTCCATGCCCCTAGCGACTTACCACCGATCTCTACGTACTGAAGTTGATCGACCCAAATTGAACCTGCCCCGGCATCTTGCGCTTTCCCAATCAACTCGTCAGGTGAACGTTCGCCCTGTGGTGGCTGGACAATCTTATATATACCCATTTCGTCCAGGTTTTTAGCTATCTCTCTCATCATCTTCTGCTCGTCGCGCGTGATGGTGTTGTGGATGTACTTGTGCCACGGGATGTCCGAGATCATACAGATCAGGCGCATGTTCGTTTCCTCAGCGGGAAGCTCTAGCGGGTAAAGCCACGGATAGGTACCTTGAAAGACGTTTTCAATTACACCCTTGACCATACACCACGACTTCCAATGCTTTGGGGGACCTGCATAAATGGTAATTCCTCTTTGACCATGAAAATAATCATCCAAGGTCTTAAACCCAAGGCTTGGCCCTGGTCCTTTGGTTGCCTTGTCCAAATATCCCTTAAGCGTACGGTCAAAATCCCCGGTGCCGTACATTTCCCCGTGCCGAGTGAGCAGATCGGTTAGCTCCTTACCCTTCTGGAGCAGCAGCTTGGGAACGCCGGATGGGTCCTCTTTGAACTGCTCCCCAATGGCGCGCACAGACTCGCGGCCTTGGTTTTTCATGTAGCGTTCGCGCATACGATCGATCAGATCACCAATGGCCGTCTCCGGCGTGGTGAAATCGATCTCAAACTCCTCATCCAGAACGGCCGAGGTTGCTATCTGTTTGTGCTCCCGGTAGTGCTGGTCCGCCCACTGGTAGATCGTGCGAACAGCATCATCCTCAATCAAGACATCGCGGAATTTCTCACCACGGAGCACAACCCATGCCTCTGGATCTGGCAAATGTGATAGCAACTCGACATCGAGATCTACGGCCATATTAGACCTCAACTAGAACAACATCGAGGTGACTTAGAAGCTCTATGTCTAGGTCAACAGCCATTGCGGTCTTGATCGTAGCAGGTCAAGATGCGTCGGGCTCTGCGTCGAGGTCCACGAATCGCACCACCGCGCGGGTATAACCGGGCTCCTTGTCATCGCCGTCATCGATAGCCTCAGCCTCGATACGTACGTTGGCGTTGCCGTATGCCTCTGTGCCCCAGCGCTTCTCTTCTTGCGCCCACCACTCGGGTGAAAGTCGCTTCGGCGACTCCTCAGCGCGCGGCTCTTTGAATCCCTCTACGCGCTTGAACCCCAAATATGAGGCGCTAGCCTCGCCTTGCAATCCGTATCGCTCCAGCAGAGCGTTAGCCTTGGAGATCTGAGGATCGGCCCCTCCGACGATGGTAAGCGCCCGCTGGTACCCAAGGATCAAGTTGAACGCTTCTTGCAGATCTTGCAAGACCTTCTCTCGTTCCGTGCTGCGCGGGCGTGCGTCTTGGTCTTCGATCGTCTTTTCTAGCTCACCTATTTTCGCTTGTCGTTTGCGTTCTGCAAGACCCCATTGGTTAAGATGCTCGTAATAACGTTTCTTACTGACTACGAACCACATGATGCCTCCTAAATGATAGTACGGATTTCGCCGTTCAGGGCGAGTTCCTTGTTGAGATTGTTCAGGTTCTCCTTGCGTACGTCCGTGCCGTTGACATAGACCGACTCCTCCTTGGCTGCGAGTAGTGAGTATGTACGTGGGTAAATAGTGTCAAGCTCGTCGGGCTCCATATTGGTCGTCAGGATCGTGACTTTGTTGTAGTTGCTCCGATGCCTAATCAACTCCTCGAACTTCTCCGCAAAAAGGGCACGCTGAGCCTCGGACACCGGACGCGCTACCTCGTCCAACACGAGCACTGTGCAGTCGCGGATACGCTCCTCTTCGAATCGGCGTTCCTTCACATCCAAATCGTAGATTTCGACCATGCGCCGGAAGAAGATACAATGAACCGACTCGCCTTGCTTGACTAGCTCGCGCGCAATCATCATCGCGAGGAAGGTCTTACCTGTACCTTGCGCCTTGGAATAGAAGCCGATGCCGAGTCCGTATCTGCGTAGCTTAGGCCAGTTCTCGATGTACGCGAGCGCCGCCGCCATTGCATCAGGATCCCCCCAATAGGTATCTACGCCGAGGCGCATGTACTCCTCAGGGATACGCGCGAGCATGTAGTGACGGAATAGCGTCTCTTGTTCTGCGCAGTTGCAGGGGTGATCCTTGTCGTCGTAGAAATAGGTGCTGTCAGTCGGCCAGATCAGAGCCTCCGCAACATGTTCGGCCTTGGCTTCACACGTCGGGCACTGACCGAGCTTGATCAAGGACGACTTCCTGATCAGCGATTCGATCTCGTCAAACTGCCGATTGTTGATCCGCCGCAGCGAGAGCGGACTTGGTACGTTCGATGGCTTGGATTGCTTGGACGGCATCAGCTACCTTCCTCTTCGTTGTGCCGGTGAGTTCTGTGAGCGGGCGGAAGTACCCCGCGACGACGCCGGGTAGCTTCTCATTGATGGCCACATCGTACGAGTGACCCTTCTCAGTGAGTATATTGCCATCATACGGCAAGAATAGTAGCAGATCGTGTGTGGCGATGAGTGACTGCGTGACCCCAAGCATTTCCATGGCGGCGCGTCCCTGTAGCTGCACAGTGGAGTCCTCTTTAAGCACGATATCCGAGTTGACGCGAAGCGCCGTGTAGAGGATCGTTTCGTAGAGTGAGCCGGTCGTGATCAGTATCTCGCACCCGGCATGTTCAGCCTCTTGTTCCCTGGTCCAGCGCTCGAAGAGGATCTGATAGTTCTGCGGGTAGGTGGCAAAGATGTCGAAGGCATAGCCGGTACGCTTGATGAGGCTATCCATGTAGCCATCCACGACCTTGACCGTCTGACGTGTGACGCCGCCTTTCTCAGACCGTAGCTTGGTGGCTAGAGCTTTGGCAAAAGTGCTCTTGCCTGCTCCGGGTGCTCCAAGAATTCCTATGCGCAGATCAGTCATCTTTGGTTTCATTCTTCTCGCCAAGGATGTCTACCTCGACGTTGATGAGATCTAGCGTTGCTTGTGCCGGGGACCCTGCATGAACATGCCAATACGCTCTAACTATATTTGGAATGTAGGTGATTTTGCCGTCATCGTCTTCCACGTACGCTTTTGTACCTGAAGCGTGACCGTCGCTGACGATCTTGATGCGAGGCGGGTTCATTCCTTTGCTCTCCAGTTATTCTCTGCTTCGATCTGCTCTATGAGAGTCATAGTAGCATGCACTAGATTGGCACGGCGACGATTGATACGACCAAGCTCGAAAGCTTGATCGGCAATCGTACGGATATCTGCACATCCAAGCTTGCGGTCCCCTGAAGGGTCCCGTGGGATATCGACCAGTCCTCGATCATCCCAGCCTCGGAGAGTGACCGGAGACTTTCCAAGCAATCGTCCCAAGTCTGAGATTGTGAAAGAAAATCTCCAATTGGCTCGGGTGGTGGTTCGCATCTAAGCCGCATCCAACTCGTCCGGCTTTGCTTTACGAGGAGCGTCGAGCTTGACCGTCATCGGGCCGGGTACGAAGTACTCTTGCATCGCTGCCAGATCCTTGTTGTCCACTTCCTCTAGGTCCTTGAGCACGCGCACTTTCGTTGCCGGTTGCACCCTCTCTTCGGTGATGCGCTTCCAGAGCTTCGGGTTCTCTGCCTTGAGGCGCTCGTTGTCCAAGGACGGTCCGCCCTGAGAGACGTTGCGCCGGTAGACATACCCGTCGTCGTGGTTGACGTAGACGAACTTCTTGAAAGCCGGGTCCTCTTCGATGAGGGCTGAATCTGTGCCCTTCTTTAGCTCGTCCCCGACGATTCTCCAGCCTGGGTAGAACTGCGTGACGTACGCCTCTGCGCTCTCGACATCGGCCGGGATGTCAACTGTCTGCTGAGCGAGCGTCTCGGTGGCAACGATCTCCTCATCGACCGCATCGAAGAACTTGGTTCGTGACTCCTTGAGTTCCTTTTCTGCAGTGGACTTTGCTCGGTGTGCGCTGCCAAGCGTCTTGGTGATCTGAGTGAGGTTGTTAGTCATGATCGTCCATCATATCACTCAGGTTCACTCGAACTCAGCCTCGGCCACAGTCTTACCCTCGCAACGAGGGCAGATGCGGTTGCGACGTTGCTCGCGAGTCTGCTTCTCGGGACCCTCAAAAGAGGTCCAGCGACACAACAAGTCGAAGGCAATCTGCTGGTGATGACAGTGCCCTCGATGGACGAATGACATACATTCGCAGGCCAAACCATCAACTTCATCGTCAGGCCAAGGCATCAACACACGGTACTCCTTGCCCTGTTCGGTAGCGGAAGGCACGTACATCTCGAACCATGGTTCGGTAGAGAGACATCGCTGAGTCATGATGATCGACATCGGCGAAAGTTTATCACGGCGAGGTAGCAACTTGGGCTCGCGCGTGCTTCGGCGGTTTTCTGTGTCTAACAGGCCCAAGTCCTTTGCTAAACACTTAGTGTTTGTCTGTGTACGCTATACTGGGGAGGGGGTCGGAGAGAGAAGAGCGCGAGAGGAGAGAGGAGGGGGAGGGGGAGGGGGAATTTTTATTTGGTTGCGAGTAGCTTGGGTTGCCACTCCTCTGATAAGCTGAGCGAACAGTAACCCACACAACGATAAGATAGGATCACATGGAGGCAGCACTACTTCCCGCCACGGCGGGTTTCGACTTTGAAGAGCAGGATGAACAGATGGGTCCGTGGGCCTTGTTGCAGTACATGGACAAGTACTCATGGAAGGACGAGGACGAAGAGCCGATCGAGGTCTGGCCCGACACCGCTTATCGCGTAGTGCGTCACGTACTGGGGGCACTCAACTACACCGACAAGGACCCCGAGTTTCAGGCTCTAGTCCGATTGATCATCCAGCGCAAGTTCATTCCCGGCGGTCGCTACCTAGCCTCCTCTGGCCGCACTATCCATCAGATCAACAACTGTTTTCTCCTTCGTTGTGAAGATTCGCGCGAGGGTTGGGCGGACCTGGTTCACAAGGCTATCATGTCACTCTCTTCTGGTGGCGGCATTGGGGCTGTTTACTCAGACGTGCGCCCCTACGGCACTTTGATTCAGAAGACTGGCGGCTTCGCAACTGGACCGCTCTCGCCTGCCAAGATGGTCAACGAGATCGCTCGTCACGTTATGCAAGGTGGTCACAGGCGCTCCGCCATCTGGGCTGGGCTTCACTGGAACCATGGTGACATCTTTAGATGGATCGAGGCCAAGGACTGGTCCCCGGAGATCGTCGCAGCCAAGAAGGCAGCCGTCGAGAAAGGTGATGAAGCACCCGCGCCACTCGACATGACAAACATCTCCGTCATCTTGAACGATGACTTCTTCCTCGCGTTCGAGGACCCCAACCATCCGCAGCACGACTTGGCCCAGTCTGTCTACTACACCACCTGTGAGCACATGGTTGCGACGGGCGAGCCTGGGTTCAGCATCGACACCGGAGAGCACGTCAACGAGAACTTGCGAAACGCTTGCACCGAGATCACATCGGAAGACGACTCGGACGTATGCAACCTCGGCTCGATCAACATGGCCCGCATTCACAGCCGCGAGGAGTTCGCAGAGGTCGTGCGTCTAGCGACTCTCTTCTTGCTCGCCGGTACCGTCTACTCAGACGTGCCATACGAGAGGGTGAAGGAGATCCGCGCGAAGAACCGTCGTCTCGGGCTCGGCTTGATGGGTCTGCACGAGTGGCTACTTGTGCGTGGCTACCGATACGAAATGGTGCCCGAGCTACGCGACTGGTTGGAGGCATACGCGGAGTCCACAGACCTCGCAGGTGAATGGGCGGACAAGCACAAGCTCAGTCGGCCCGTCAAGACTCGTGCGATTGCTCCGAACGGAACGATCGGCATCATCGGAGAGACAACGACCTCCGCCGAGCCTATCTTCTGCGTAGCTTACAAGCGGCGCTTCCTAGACAGCACCGATGGTAAGTGGAAGCACCAGTACGTGATCGATCCCACGGCGCAGCGCTTGATTGAGAGCGGCGTGGATCACGAGGACATCGAGGACGCCTACGCGCTCAGCTACAACGTCGAGCGCCGGATCGAGTTCCAAGCTGACCTTCAGGAGTACGTTGATCACGGCATCGCATCCACGATCAACCTGCCGTACCCGATCACGGACTCTCAAGAGGCTCGCGACTTCGCTGATACCCTCTATCCTTACCTTCCGCGTTTGCGTGGCGTGACAACGTATCCGAACGGCGCTCGTGCTGGTCAGCCGCTCGTAGGCGTCCCGTACGAGGAGGCGCTAGGACAGACGGGCGTGACGTTTGAGGAGGATGCTGCTAGGACCGCTCAGTGTCGAAGTGGCGCGTGCGGTATATAGTTGGGTACTCACCGGCCACGTCTTCTACCACGCGCACACTGTTCTTTCCCTATGCGCTGCGCCAAGTGTCTCCGTGAGAGTGCTCACGCGAGCGTTAGCCGAGGCAGCAGCTATGTCTCGTAGTCTGAAAATGAAAACGGGACCAATCATTGGTCCCGTCTCAATTAGGTGTGTGCTACCCTAACTCCTATCGAGCGAAAGCGAGATAGGAATAGTTTTAGTTTGACTTTGCGGTTCGTTTTGGTGTAGTGCTCTTGGCTTTGAACTTACCTAGTTCTTTCTGATTCGGAGTGTTTAGACCATGCTGACCACGAGCTTTACGCAGTTGCGCTGGTGTGAGGGCTGCTTTAGCGAGTTGTTCGCGCTTTTTTCGATTCAGATCATTCTGCGCGACGGCTGCCTTTGCACCGCTATCCCCAATGAGGGCCACACCTTCATCTTGTCTTTTGAAGGTCCCCTCGGAAATTGCATTGCCTTGTCCGTGCCATCCTTCGAGAACCTCATCGGGATGAAACGTCTCGGCTGTCCAGCAGCGGCAACTAAACTCATCGACATAACCATGACCGACGATGGGGCTTAGGTTATTCTCATCGACACGGCCATGACGGATTGTCAGGCGTAGTCTGTCTATGATGCGATTTCTCTCCGCTGTAGTTGTCTTCAATTGGATCAAACCTAGCCCTATAGCTATCTCATGAAGTGTGCGATAGGGCTTCTCTCGATCTCCACTACGTACGTCTTTGACACCCTCCTCAACGAGGACCGAGGCGTCGTTATATAGTGTTTCGTTGTAGCTCGACATGATGATTTCCTACTTTCTACTCAGGCAACTCGACGGTTACCTGAATTGTTAGGGCTGCGTGCTGCGCTAGAAGCGTAGCTGCCTTTTCGAAGAAGGCGATCGCCTCATCATGATTTGACTCATGGGTTGAGATGGCCTTTCGAAGAAGTCCTTGGATTTGTCGAGCGGCCTTTCCTTCGGGCGATGCCTCGATGGCAAGACGCTCTTCTTTTTGCTCATCCTCTAGCTCTTTGATGAGTGTATCGCGGTCCTTGGGTTTGCGTTCAGAACCATTGCCGAACCCATAACTCCCTCCACTGTTTCCGTCATCGCTATAGGGAACCTCAGGAGCTTCGTCGGAGAAATTTTCTCTCGTTTTTGGAAGCAGACCGCGTTCCTTGCGGCTGATGTTTTCGGCTTCTAGTGCCGTCATCCCTGGCTTGATGAGCTTGGTACGCTTTGGATTGGAGGCAAGAATCTTGTGAGTATTGAAGGCCGTACTTGCTACGCGCGTAGCAAGTAGCCAAGCATCCGCCGTAGTGCGATAGCTCCTCAACGAGTTGTACCCAATCCCAATCTCTTCGGCGAACTCTTGAAGGTCGTGGTTGTGAGGATTGGTTCCGTCAGGAGGGCATACCTCAAGAGCGAGATCACCTAGCTCCCATTGGTGTTGCGATAGCTGCGCAACCAGGTTTTTGCCCTCCTGGATGAGCGTTTTGTAGGTTCGCTTGGTCGTCATAAAGCTCCCTTGATGCTGGAGTGCGCTACCCCTGATTGGTGTAGCCGTCTTGGTCTTCGTGAGCTTTTGGGGTCGTGTTTGTGTTGGCATGGCCGGGAGTATAGCAAACCAGCCTGCTAGTTTGTGCTGGACCTCCTCTGGTCCTTGTCGAATCTCACGTTATCTTGTCTACAAGGAGGTCGTCGGGTGCTTGCGGAGTCTAATCTCTGCTACACTTCTCTACATGAAGAAGGCGACGCCTACTGCTACCCCAAAGCTGACGAAGGAGCAGGAGCGTGAACAACACGGCTACCATCCTGCTTACCGTCGTTTTCCTCCGGGCCGTCCGCTAGCCGAGTGCAAGCCGATCGATCACCCACGCGGTAAGGATGGCGGATGGGAGAAGAGCGCCACCATGAAGACGGTGGCTCTCAAGTGATCCGCCGGGGCGATGAATTCCGTATCGGCCCCATTCGCATTCCGGTTTTGTCCAACAGCGATGGGCAGTGCTCCGTGTTCCCTATCTACGGAACATTTGGCTCCCTTGGGATGGTCGGGACGATCGATGAAGATACTTTGGAGAGGCTCGCTGAAGAGGAGGGCGTGACCGTGCGTTACGCCTCTCAGAAGCCGAAGCGATAGGCTTGCTATAATAGCCCCAATGGAAGAATCCGCGACCGCGATCGACACCAAACGTCTCACCACCGAGGCACGGCAAGCGTTGCGCGAGGCTTACGTTCCCGAAGTTGGCCGTAGGCTCACCACTGTCGAGAGCGCACTGATCAACTCGATGAGCAAGCTCATCCATGCTGTTGAGCGCAGTGTCCAAGAGGGATACGTAGTGCCCACCTTCACTGCCCCTACCGAGAGTGACGAGCAGTATCCGTTGGATGAGCTATGCGCGAGCATCATGGGTGGTACGGAGCCGACCGGCAACACAAGTCAACGCAAGTTCGTGATCTCCTTCCCTGACGTGGAGCTATCCGTCAATGAGGTTTGGCCGGATGACGATGCTCCAGAGGACCCTACTCCAACAGATGTGATTGAGCAGATGCGTGGATCAAATGGAGTTGATGTACTGGGAATCGCATCCTCATGGTCGTTGATTGAGAGCCTCAGTGTGAGGTATCCTGACGAGGAAGAGAGCGAGGTTGAGTGGGATGGGTTCTAACGCATTGGATACCTCTGTACCAGTAGGATCTTCCGTTCTGTCATGATTACCAACAAGCTCTACGACGAGGGGATTAAGATTATGATCGTGCCCTCTGGCCGATTCCGTAACAAGTGGAAGGCGGAGTCGGCTTATTTCAATACACCCTACGAGTACTGGGGCACAGGAGGCAAACAGATCATTTGCTACGGAAGAACACCAGCGCAAGCAATCGAACGAGTCAAGGATAAACTCTGCAAGGTCACGGCAAACCAAGAAGCCCGCCATGACAGGCACCTAGAGTGGAAATCGAGGATCAAAGAGATGACCTTTAACCTAGATCAGGATTGTTGTTCCGTGAAGTCGCGTCCCAAACTTTTTCACTCGGGTACTTGAAATTAGGCAGCGTCCGTCACAAGAATACGTGAGATGATGTATCTCCTTAAGCAGAACGAAGACATGGGACACGGCAAAGCTGTGAGCTAAGCCCCCTACGAAGCCAATCATAGGCCGAGTTAAGGGGCTCCGAAAGATCGGAGCCCTTCTTGTTTCGAGTGTGATATAGTAGGCGCAGCACGACATAGCAGCATAAGCCCTTCCTAGCGGAACTAGGCCGAAGACTTCTAATCTTTGAGGGTGGGTTCAACTCCCACGAGGGGCATACTTAGAACCTATATCAAGAAAGGGCTGGCGAACAGGTCGCCGATTAGGTTGGGTTCGAGCCCCAACAGACCCTCTAGACAGGAGGCAGATGGTTTGCTATACTGTCGAAACATAGCATTGCCAGCGGTACGGTAGCCATTCCGATCGATTCCGCAGCAGCACCGGCCCAGAAGTTTGGGAGTCGCCTATAAAGCTCCGGTCCTGTGATGACCCCTCGCTAAGGGGACAAGCCCATTACATAGGCGGGCAGTCCAGCGAGTTAGGAACCTCGGGTTCGCGCCCGGATGCTAGAATATGCCAGTGACACAGATGGACTGTAAGCCGCCTGTAAAGCGGTCGCGCGTAGCCCAAGTAGGTTCGATTCCTACCGCTGGCACTTAGAGATGGCTCTCACCTGACCGTCCCGATAGTAAGAGCAAAGGTCATAAATCATTGCCGCCATCTCTCTTTGGAAAATTTGCCTCGCGTGTATGCGAGGTTTAGCATAATCACTTGCGCTGGTGATGTAATTTGGTAGGCATGTAACCTTGAGGAGGTTATGAGCGAAAGCTCGTGCGGGTTCGAGTCCCGCTCAGCGTACTGTAGGGAATCGGGGAGATCGGTGATGCTTTCTCCTCTACAGTCGATTGGGTGAGCAGATGGCATCACACAAGCTGCGCCTCTCGACTGACCCTACTACTTGCGCTGGTGTCGGAATTGGTAGACGTGCACGGTTCAGATCCGTGTGCCCGCAAGGGCGTGAGGGTTCGAGTCCCTCCCTGCGCATAAGACTTTAGGGTGTAAGACCGATGGCAGCTCTAGCCCACCCGCCAGGGAGTTGGTGGGACGGCACGCTCTCGATGTCGAAGAATGAATACAGAAAAAGTACCCCTCCTTGCATCGAGAGCAGGAGGACATGCCGTCCTGGTGGAATGGTATACGCAGTCGGCTTAGAACCGGCCGCTCGTAAGAGCATGAGAGTTCGACTCTCTCGGACGGCACTGCGGACATGACTCCGCTATCACAAACATCAGCAAGCAGTTGTAGTACCCCAGAGTAATCGCAAGCGTGGAGCCCGCCGCTTTGAAGCGCTGGCGCTCTGCTCTGGGGAGCCTGCCCCTATGAGCGTAAATGGAGAACGCACTTGGCTTTTAACCTTGGGATGTCGGATCATACCCGACTGGGGGCATCTGAAGTAAATGGGCTGCGCGGTTGTGATGGGTCACACACTGCACTTGCAATGCGGAGAAGGGGTTCGATTCCCACGCGGTCCACTACCCATCCAATTAAGGAGGGTCTATTGGAATACAGACACCACGAGCCTCTTCTAGAGGTTTTGGAGCACCTACTACGAGAGCAGAGGAAACTAGTGGCAAACACCGAAGCACTAACAGCGGCAGTTGCCGCTAACGAGTCCGCAGTAGCGGCCAACACGACTGCCGTTGAGGCAGCGGTCGCAGCAATCACGAGTGACGCCGATCAGGCTGCGGTAGACGCGGCAACGACGGCTGTCCAGACCAACACTACGCAGGTTGAGGCCAACACAACGGCACTCAACAACGCTGTAACTCCGCCGGTCGCACCGACCGTCACCGCAGTGAGCCCGACCAGCGGCACGGCTGTTGGCGGAACTGCGGTCACGGTGTGGGGAACTGCCCTCACCGGAGCAACCGCAGTCGCCTTCGGCTCAGCGGAGGCAACGAACGTCGTTGTCGTCTCAGAGACAGAGGTCACTGTCGATTCACCGGCAGGCACAAACGGAACATCGGTAGATGTGACCGTTACCACTCCAAACGGGACGAGCCCGGCGAGTGCGACGTTTACCTACTCGGAATAAGTAGGACCCGGAGAGGCAACTCTCCGCATGCGCCCTCAGCTTCGGCTCGTGGGCGCGTCACGGGGATTAGTGAAATGGTATCACCGGAGTCTTGGATACTTCAAGCGCAGGTTCGATTCCTGCATCCCCGACTTGTGAGGCGTTTGCAAGCGCCGAACTTCTGCTCCGTGCGAGGGGCGAGCCAAATTGCTCTGTGGGAGATCGAAGGTAACTTGGACACAGAGAACCGATACCTGGACTTCGCCAGAGAGTAATCGGATCGCACACAAGCGCTAGTAGCTGAACGGTAGAGTCGGCGTCAAAAACCGGCCACAGCACTTGTTTTTCACACAAGCGAATGTGGGTTCGAATCCCATCTGGCGCATCGCCATTCATAGGTAGACCCAGGCTAGCCGCCCATTCGGGAGAGGAGCAATAAGGGTTGCGGGTTCGATTCCCGCATGGCGCACTATAGGGTTCACATCCTAGACACTCCTGGCACATCAACGTCATGGAGAGGGGAGCACCGGTTAGCTGCCGGATGGCAAGCCCCACCACAGGGTATGGCGCAGCTTGGTAGCGCGCTTCGTTCGGAGCGAAGAGGTCGCGGGATCGAAGCCCGCTACCCTGATTGGGAGATCGCTGGAGATCGACAGGAATGACGGTGGCATATGGGCTGTCGGAACTGTCGGCCACCCAAGTCGCCTATTCGCACGGTGTACGCAGGGTTCGTGGCCTGCTCTCCCACCCAATTGCTCAGTCGGCCCCCGGTAGAGGGTAGCGGGCGGAGCGCCCCGTCATAGACGGGTTTGTTGTATGGTCCGGGTCGTCCGCTGCTCTATACTGTGACGACAGTGAGTATGACGCCGGATCTTCGTGCCTGCATAGCTCAGTTGATAGAGCGCTTCCTTGGTATGGAAGAGGTCGGCAGTTCGATTCTGCCTGTAGGCTTGGAGGGTTGCTCCTCCTAGGAGGGTCCGGCGAAACGAACTGCGAAAGTCCTCAGAGGAAGGTCCCGTCCGGTAACTCGCCGACTCTGAGGCCGCGAGGCCAGCCGATGCGGGACCTCCCTCTGAGGATTCTAGCTTCCGGTCCAGCGAGTCGCCTCAAGCTCTGCGATCAGCTTTGTGATCTCGGGCGATTCGAGCAGTCTTCCAAGCTCGGCCGCAGCCGAGCGCGATGCTACCTTGGGTGAGTCCACGGAGCCAACATCTCCTTGGGCCAGACCCCCGGAGACGCCAATCTCGCGGGGGTCACTTTGATCAGAACGACAAAGTTTACACGGGCCATCGGACGGAACTTTGGGGCATAGCCAATAGCCCCATTCGGGGTTCCATCGAAGTCCTTTGCCAATTGGCGACACCATCTTGATGCCTCTGGTGGGATTCGGACCCACATCTCCCCGGTTGAATGCCGGGGGCTCTGGCCACAGTTGAGCTACAGAGGTGTCAGCGAGCCGGGCCAGTCGCAAGCTGCGCCCGGCTCATCTCTTATTTCTGTTCGCCCTGAGCGGCCTTGAAGTACCACGATCAAGATTGGGCGAGCCTTATTTTTGGCTTAGGCAAGCCAAAATCTATGGTTTCGCCGGTCGTTTCGCAGTTGATCGACTCTCAGGGGTAGTCGATCCCTGATCTTGAGGGATCGGCCTGAACGCGGCTCGGAAACTTGGCTCTACAGAGCCAAAATGCGAGTTTCGCGGAAGCCTCCTAGAAAGACTCGTGTAAGCCAGGCGTTATCAAGAAATGCCTATACACGTTTGGTGGATGTTTTACGGCTCACTCCTCAGCGAGCGGCACTCGCATCTGGGGAAGCTAAGTTGAAAGTCCGGCGCTTGTCTTTTGTGCCAGCAAAGCGTTGCGTGGTGACGCACCGGATTCGTAACCCGGAGAAGGAGGTTCAACTCCTCCTGTTGGCTTAGATGGTACTCGCTTGACCGTCCCGATAGTAAGAGCCAAGGTCAGAAATATCGCCACCATCTGATATAGTAGTTCGCATGGCCTCAGAACTACGACCGTTGAGGTACTTGAACCGCGACCTCACGCAAGAAGAGCTAGGTCCGCAGGTATTCGCCGCCGCAAATCATGCGATGATGGAGACGCATGACCTAGATGATCCGCAGTGGTTCTCAAAGTTCAGGGTAGAGTTGCTCCGTGACCTTCGTCGGAGGAAAGCTCTAGTTTTGCCTGGGAGTGTGCTACCGGAGTAGCGAAGGGCCTCCAAAACCCTTGGAAAGTAACAGCAAGGTTCGACTCCTTGTACTCCCGCTTTGGTCTTATAGTGAAACGGTTATCACGGCGCTCTGTCTAAGCGCAAGTCGGGGTTCGATTCCCCGTGAGATCGCTGATATATCGAGGGTAGTTGGAGTCCTGGAATCAACGGGGTTGCCAAACGAAGGAGGCGATAAGCTCGCCCTCAACTTGCATCGTTAGCTCAGCATGGCCAGAGCGCTGGCGTTACAAGCCAGGCGTCGGGGGTTCGAATCCCTCACGATGCACTTCCAAAGTAGCCTTCGGGTGAAAGGGAATGTTTGCTTAGTAGCCTTCGGGTGAACGGCGGCATGGACGATTAGCTCAATGGGAGAGCGCTGCGGCGACAACGCAGTGGTTGGAGGTTCGAATCCTCCATCGTCCATTGTAGGAGAAATCCTACGTTCAACTGCTATAAGAAAGGTGGTGATCCAGTATCTTGTTTCTTGGCGAGGGTCGTGTGATCCAAGACAAGCAAGTAATGGGCGACCCTCGCCTTGAGCAGTGCAATATGGGCCATATGGGTATTCGATTGTTGCCCGAGAGTCCTTCTAGTGCATCGGTTCGAGACACCTAAATCTCAAAAGCCATAACTGGCAATGATGACACCCTCGCTATCCCGGCGAGCTTCCAGGACGGTTCTGCCGTTTCCGGTGGCTTTACGGCACGCGAGGCACATCTCGCTCTAGCTTAGTCGCTAGAGCCGGGTCTCATGTTTACCTGTGAACAGAAAGGCATGATGGTAGCAAGATAGAGTAATATCTGTCACCCCGCGAAAGCAGTACGTTCTTGGACGTAAACCGAGTGGTGGAGACGGGTCAAGCCTGTTTCAAAGATGCTAGATAGCTAGATTGACAATCACAACAAGACGCGTGTTCGACTCACGCATGGTCCACTTCAATAAGGTCCATTTCTTGATAGAATAAATGGGGGATTAGGCACTTGACAAACCCAGAGTAGTTTGGTAGGATATGTCCTATGGACAGCAAAAGTACCCCCGACGGAGATTCGAACCCGCGTCTTCGGCTTGAAAGACCGACGTTCTTAGGACACCGACACTCTTGGGGAGGGCGTTGTCCGTTGCCACTAAACTACGGGGGCATTTCACCTGCCTGTTTTGGGGGATTATGTACTTCGCAAACCCAGTTAGTCATAGCTGGCTGCGAAACGAGAAGACCCCGGCGCTCAAAGCAGCCGGGGCCTGAAGACGGGGCGGGATTTGCACCCGCGACGCGAGGGGTATCAAGCCTCCGCTCTACTGACTGAGCTACCCGTGCAAGTGCCTATTGTAGCTTGCGCAGGACTCAGGCAGTAGGGCGATGTAGGACAGTCGAGTTTTGCGCCATAGCTCCGCCCAAAAGTTCCGTCCGACGCCATCAATAGAATCTGAACCATGGATGGAGAACGGATTCTCAACCTGGCTAATCTCGCGCCGTACTTCGCCGATCCAGAAGCAGCCGCCGAGCTTCTGGAGGGGATTCGCTGGCCGGATGGTCCTGTATGCCCCCACTGCGGCGAGCATGATCGAACGCCGTACAGGCTCAAAGGCAAAGCCAAACGTCGCCTCTGGAAGTGTGCGACCTGCCGTAAGCAGTTCACGGTCACGGTCGGCACGATCTTTGAATCGAGCCATATCCCGCTCAACAAGTGGCTGCTGGCCTTCTATCTACTCTGCTCGTCTAAGAAGGGCATGAGCGCTCACCAGCTTCATCGCTCGATCGGAGTCACGTACAAGACCGCTTGGTTCATGTTCCATCGCATCAGACACGCAATGGATCAGAGTCCTTTTCAGGACCGTCTAAGCGGCATCGTGGAGGTCGATGAGACATTCGTGGGTGGCAAGGCGAAGAACATGCACAAAGGTGACCGTGAGCGTAAAATCACTGGCACGGGAGGGATAGACAAGACCCCCGTCATTTCGCTGGTAGAACGCAAGGGCAACGTTCGCTCAATGGTTGTCCCCGATGTGACTGGCAGGACTCTCAAGGGAGCCGTACGTGAGAACGTCGAACGTGAGTCCCGCGTGATGACTGACCAGCATCGCTCATATCAGGGGCTAGATCAAGACTTTGCAAGCCACGAGATTGTCGATCACGGTGAGAAAGAGTATGCCCGAGGCGATGTGTACACGAACTCAGCCGAGGGATACTTCGCGAACTTGAAGCGTGGCATCAACGGCGTTTATCACCACGTCAGTGCTGAGCACCTGCACCGTTATCTCTCCGAGTTTGACTTCCGTTACAACACTGACGGTGCTCGCACGATGCTTGCCCTGGAGAAGGCAGAGGGAAAGCGTCTGCGCTATAGTTCCTGCTCCGAATCGACTTGACGAAATTGATCCAGCGGCGACCATACGACGGCCGTCCAACTGGAATCAATCTCGGGTGGTCAGTCGTGGTGCCTCTCTTACAAGCGGAGGTTGCCACGGCTGACCGTGTGCAAGCACATCTTACCACATTCACTTGTTTGGCCGTCACTATGTATTGGTGAATAGCAAAAGAGTGAAACATAAGTCGGACTAACCGGGGCATCTAAGCCGGCGCTCAACGAACGATAGAATGGAGGGCACGATGGTCGATCAACCCAAGCCCTCCGACAAAAAGCTGTCGATCCCGCTGCCCTTCGAGGATGCCATCAAGGCAGCCCTGGAGGTTGATCCCAAGACGATCCCTCCAGCGCCCAAGAAGCCGCCGAAGGATTCCGAAAAGGACTTAGGAGGGTGTCCACCCCAGGCCAGCGGTGCCGCCGGGTGAGCAGACCACGCGACGGTCCTACTGGCTTGCTACTTGACTTGCTCTTGCCGCCGACTTGCCACGTCGTTTCCCAAGTTCCCCTAAGTCCTGCCCGACTGACGGCCGGGAGCCGGATGGGCGTGGTTATCCCCGACTCCGGGGTTTTCCGGCGTCCTCAAGAGGGTTTGCAAAGGGTTCCCTCCTTCCGTGTTGGCTTGAGACGCCTTCGAGTGTAGAGACCCCGATCTATGGAATCCCGTCCAGCAACTTGGCTGGCGGGATTCCGAGAGCTTTAGCCAGCTTCACGATGATCGCAAGTCTCAGGCCGAGCTTCGATCTTCTCGGCCAGTCGGGCTAGCTCGGACACCTCGACGCCGAGAGCAGATGCGATACGGCGGATGGTGCCCCAAGCGGGGTTCTTCCCGGCCTCGATGTGGCTGATCCAGGTGGGGTGCAGATCAGCGGCATGGGCGACCTCCTCCTGCGATAGCCCGCGAGCGGTTCTGGTCTGGCGGATAGCTTGCCCAAGGGCAATCTGCGGCTCTGTGCGTGGGGCCATGCGCGCCACCATCGCGTCCAAGGCCATGCACGGTCCATAGACTCGAACTCAAGTCGGGGCTTGACAGAGCCGATAAGCGAGCCATGAGGCGACTAACGACACTCGCTATGGCGCTCGTCCTTCTTGGCGGCGTAGCTGGATGCGGGGGAGGCGGCGAAAACCCGTGCGACCATCCTCTTAGCGTCGCGTGCGAAGAACACACGCGCAGCATTGAAGACAAGCAGTTTCACGAAGGGCTCCAGGAACTCACCCACCGTGGCGAAGAAGAACACCATGAATAAGGGGCGTCCCATGAAGGCGTGGTTAGCTTGGGTTAGCCAAGTATATAATCCCCAATAAATGGATGGCTACACGAAGTAACGAAAAGAAGAATGAAATTCTAGGAATGAGTTATAGTACGGCCTGTCATAGGTTGCGCCAACGACTTCTGTTTGATCTCGTCTGCGAGACTAATCGCAATATATGTTTTGTGTGTAATGAAGTTATTGATACAGTAGACGAGCTAAGCATTGAGCATAAGGTTCCATGGGAGACCCATGGGGCTGAAGCATTTTGGGATAAATATAATTTGGCTTTTTCTCATCGCCGGTGTAATCGACCCCATTCTTCACCAGGTAAGCCCCCTCTACACGATCTTAAACCGAGTATGTGGTGGTGTGCTCATTGTAAAGAAGAACTTCCATTGGATTCTTTTAGTTTGAAGATAATGCCAAGTGGAAATAAGGGTCCCCGTGCATATTGTAAGTCTTGTCGAGTCGAGAGAAAACGTTTGGGATTGTCAGGTTAGTAACAATGATGCGCCTTCGTAGTGAAAAGGATATCACGCCAGTTTCCTAAACTGGAGATTACGGGCTCGAATCCCGTCGAAGGCTTTTGGAAAGGCGGCAATTGGAGACGCAACCTCTTTGCTAAAGAGGCGTGGGTAAACAGTCCACTAAGGGTTCGACTCCCTTTCTTTCCGCTACTCACGGGGAACCCCAAAGTGTATCAGAAATCCCGAAGGACCTCGTGAGTTTTTATTCTGGTGTGGCGCAATGGCAGCGCGGGACCCTGTTAAGGTCACGGTTATAGGTTCGAGTCCTATCACCAGAGCTTCGCTAGTTGACAGAGTGGTAATGTGTGCGCCTGCAAAGCGTTTCTTGGCCGGTTCGATTCCGGCACTAGCGTCTCAAAGGGGTAGCCGCCCCCGGCCCGAATAGGGCTCTCGGGCGGGGCCTCTGCTTTGGAAGGTGGCGCGTCGTGGGACGCAACTAGTCTTGAAAACTAGGCCAGGGCTTTGTCCTGATGGTTCGACTCCTTCACCTTCCGCTGGAAAATTCGTTATCGCCGTCGCCTAATAGGCGATGTACATTGATGATGATATTCCTGAGTTCATGAAACACTATCACGGACTCTGCAACGAAGAGGGTTGTATAAATCGTGTCCTTCGCGGCTCAGACAAATGCTTGGACTGTATTTGGGAAGCTTCGCTACCTAAGTTGCGGGACGAGATTGATATTCTCCTCGTAGGGACCTAAGGAACTATAGCTCAGTCGGTCAGAGCATCCGGTTGAAGCCCGGAGTACGGGGGTTCGACTCCTCCTGGTTCCACTGGAGTGTAGTATAACGGTCAATTACGCCTCTCTGATACGGAGGTAATCGGGGTTCGACTCCCCGCATTCCTATGACGAAAGTACCGTCGCGGAAAAATTTGCCTCGCGTGTATGAGGCATTATCATAAACATGCTTCCCTGATGGAATGGTAGACATAGCAGTTTCAAGAACTGCCGCCCGAAAGGGCATCTCGGTTCGAATCCGAGGGGGAGTACTCTGCATAAGAAATGATGCATAAAGACCGTTTTCGGCCATAACGTATCAGAAGTGATGCGCCACCGTGCGGTCAAGTGGTATTGCAAAGTGTGATGTTGTTTGTGCTAACTGCCATATCATACGTACTCTTTATAACGACGCGGAGTGGAGCATTGGTAGCTCGGTTGGCCCATAACCTCAAAACGTGGTTATCCGTTACAATAATGGATGATGGCACAGACAAAGGAACAGAAGGCTGCATCTGGTCGCAAGCACTATGGCAAAAATAGCGACGCCGTAAAGGCTCGGGCTCGTGTATATACAGACGCCAATCGAGAACGTTTGCGGAATCATGTTCGTGCATACAAGGAAGCACATTCTTGTGCGGACTGTGGAAATGATAATTGGGTTGTTCTCCAGTTTGACCATGTACGTGGTCAAAAGTCATTCAATGTGGCTGATGGGATCAGGCGAAGCCTGGGGCTCAAGACAGTCGAAGCAGAGATCAAGAAGTGTGAAGTAGTTTGTGCGAATTGTCATGCGATTCGCACGTACAGTCGCAAATAACGGCGCGGTCAAGTGGTCTGGTGACCATTCCTGGCCCATAACCAGGAGAGCCAAGTTCAATTCTTGGGTCCGCTATGCTATAAAGCAACAGTAGTAAAGCCACTCGGATAAGTGGCACCCTTTGCGGGATCTTACTAATTGGCAAGTGACCGGCCTCTGAAGCCGGGGATCGGGGTTCGAAGCCCTGTCCCGCAGCTAGCCTTTGATGACCAAGGCGTCGTCGCCCCTTCCTGCCCGTAGGCCACGGGGTCACGGGAAGGACCGAGTTCTCGCACTTAGAGGGAGCAAGGTCATCAACATTGGGGATTCGTCTAATGGCAAGACCGGAGCCTTTGAAGCTCTCAATCGGGGTTCGAATCCCTGATCCCCAGTCGCCCTACGCGGCTAGACGCTGGAGCCTGTCCAGCCAGGCTGTGAACCCACCACTGTACTACGCTCTCGGGCGGACAAGTAAGGGCTAGCTGTGTAGGGTTTCGTCGGTGTGGCCCGCATTTCGGCGTCCGTCAGGGCGTCAGGGCAACATGGTGGCCGTCATCCAACGGTTAGGATTCGAGGTTGTGAACCTCGCCATGCCGGTTCGAATCCGGTCGGTCACCCTGCATCACCAAACCAACAACATCCTAAAGGAGGATGAAAATGGGGAGGCAAGACATAGAAACTGTGTACTGTCTCAACGCGACGGAATACGATGCCTTCAAGTTGTACTTCGAGGGCAACACGGTTCCGCAGATAGGTCAGATGCTCAATATGTCTACTACGTTAGCGGGTAAAACACTCGATTCTGCACGCGGGCATGTTTGGGGCGGTATGACTGAAAAACGTGTCAATCGCGGTGAAATGCCTTCGGGCCTCTCTGTAGACAATCATGGCCGCACGCAAGAAAGCCGTAAATACGCCTGAGCCAGTCGCCGTTACGACGATTTGCTCCGTCTGTGGACTCTCCTGGAGTGACCACGGCAAGGAGCCGACGACGGACGACTGTATCCGCCTACTGAAGGCAGAGTTCGCAAAACGACCGATCACGGTCCCTCAGCCCTATCCATGCCCCCACCCGGTGCCCCCACCAAGACCGTATGTGTATCCGTGGTACTGGGAAGAATGGAACCAGAAACCATTCAGACGCTCACTGGAATCAAACGCTCACTGGAAATAACCTACTCAAGTAGTGCCAGCCGAGAATCAACCTTTGGTGGTAAGACGTTCACCGAACACACTCCTAAACTGCTCAGCACAAGCTGTCAAGCAGTTGGCTCTACCATGTAGAGTCCGTCCCTCTTCGGAGGGACCATGCTCCCGTATCCCCTCTGGCTTATATCCAGTAGAAAGGGTAGTCGGTACACCCAGGTTCGATTCCTGGCGGGAGTACTAGCCGAAGAGCGCAGGTTCGAATCCTGCCTCGCGACTAACATTAAGGGTAAGCCCAGGAGTGGAGAGCTTTCGGCGTATATGGCCCGGTCGTCTAACGGCTAGGATACCTGCCCCTCATGCAGGAGATTGGGTTTCGATTACCCATCGGGCTACTTCGTCAGATTTGACGAGTTAGAGAAGTCTACGGAGATGGTGGTTGCCTGATTCTTACGAGAGATGTCGATGACACGTATCGTCATTTCGAGGTTAAGAGAGATGGACGTTACCATCGATACGAGCTTCTCTAACTCGTTCGAATCCCACACGGGCTACCTCAAAGTAGTGTATACTATTTGTATGTCGCGAGCACGAGATTGGACCCAGCCCCTCACTGGCGAGGTCTTTTGGTTTGATGCCTACGACTCAGAAGCAACGGTTGAGCAGCTAGAAGTCCTCGCAGAAATGGAGGATGCGGATATCGATGATCTTCTCGATGAACGCCTCTCCACCCGCGCCGTCCTCTACCGGCTCAACCATAACAGTGGGCTGATCCCTCATGAGATCATCGAGCAGAAGAAGGCTCGCGCTCTCAGCACGCAGCGTCCGTTGGCCTGTCGCTACCACGAGGACTCGGCAGACTGTGAGGGTGCTATCACGCGGCACCACTTCGTGCCGAGATGGTTGATGCTGGAGCTTCCAGATTACATCAATTATGCTCCCAGGTCCTACTGCACGATCCCGGCCTGTACCGGCTGGCACAGGACGCTGCATCTCCGAGATGGCCAGGACGATAAATCGATTGCTCCGTATCTCACAGATGCGGAGTGTAATATTGCAGACCACCTGATCGAAAGCTTGAAAGAAGTACGCCCAGTTCTTTTTGACTTGGTTCTTGGTGGTGATCCAAGTTCGTATGAGTATACGCTCTTGAACGATTGGCAAGAAGGCAAGTTTTCAAGATGATCTGGTTCCGGCCAGAAACAGCGGTGAGCGGCCGCGATGAATAGTCACTCTTCAACTCCTTTTAGCTCAGCGGATAGAGCGCTCGGTTGCGAACCGAGAGGTCGTGGGTTCGAGTCCCACATTGGAGACTAAGACAAACGATCGCCTGGTGGTACCAGGTGAGGTGTTGTCGTTAGGGAGCGGGGTGACGCCCGTGTACGGTAGAGTGTGATGGATAGGAAGTCTCTACAAACTATGGATCGTTAATTCAACTGGATAGATGTCGGCCTCTTAAGCCGAACGATCTGGGTTCGAGTCCCAGGCGATCCACTGCGTTCTTAGCTCAAATGCTTGGGTGCAACCGAATAGAGCCCCTGCATTTTGGCGGGGAGATGTGGCCGCGATCCACAGAACGCAACGAAACGAAATATGGTAGCGACATCGCGTGGCCCGACTGCCGTGGAGAGAATGTTCGGGCCGAACGCTCTAATCAACTCCGCTTTCGTTTTGCCCTGTCCAACGGATTTGGCGGCGAGCCTTCGAAGCTTGCTTGCGAGGATTCGACTTCCTCACGGGGCTCTTTGCGGGATTAGTATAACGGCTATTACGGCTGGTTGCCAATCAGCAGACAGGGTTTCGATTACCCTATCCCGCTCTTCAATTGCTGGCTGATCGCGTTGGCCGAACCCAACGAGGAAAGTCCGGCCACTCCGGGCATGGCGACATGCTCATAGATATTGATGCAACGGAGGGAGCTAAGGCATCTGAACCTCATTGCGGAGACGGAGTGTAACCTCAAGCGCGATCGACCCTCGCGGCCGGTCCAGGTAGAGGGCAGTCCCTAGTAAAGTGGGGACCAGGCGTATAGCCTGAGATGGATGATCGGCTAAAACAGAACCCGGCTTACGGGCAATTGAAAATGTGCCTGCTATGCAGAAATGGTGCTGCACTGGATTTGTAACCCAGACTAGACAGAGTTCGATTCTCTGAGCAGGCTTAGCTCCAACTTGGGTGTAGCGCCCTGTATTTGGAGCTACCTTGCGCGGGTCTGGGTCAAACCGGGCCGGCGCACTATGTTATACTGAAGGCGATATGGCCTGCCATGAAGAGATAGGAATGATAGGTTTATGAGACCTGCAATGTATTTGTTCTTGAATCGTTCTTTGGGTATGAGTACGGGAAAGGCGTCTGCGCAGGTTGCTCATGCAGCGGTAGAGGCTTATCTAATTAGCGATCCAAAGGCGGTCGAGCAATGGAGGATAGGTTTGCACTACTGCAAGCTTGTAATGCTTGCAGAGGACGAAGTTCATCTGATTACGATCCAGAAATACATCGAGGAGCGAGGATTCAAGACCAAGCTCATTATTGACGAGGGTCGGACAGAGATTCGCCCGCTGTCGATGACGGCGCTAGGCGTCGCAGTAGTCGATCGTGACGATCTTCATACGCAGGTGACATTCGAAACCTTCAAGCTGTACAAGGAGAACCCTCGGGTTCAGCAAACGCTTGAGGGGACCACGCGGCAGACAGCCGAATGGCTGTATCAGTACACCGAGCCCTACGGGCGTCGGCTCAGACTGCCGCCTCGTTGGTCTAGACGTAATCGGTAGTAATTTTGCGAGTATGGTCTAATGGTATGACAGGACTCTTCCAAGGTTCTGATGTCGGTTCGATTCCGACTATTCGCTTCAGGTAGCTACACTCTTCACAAGAGAGCAGGTAGAACCTAACTTGCAGCATCCTTGCAAGTCGTCGCACCCCGGATCAGGGAACGACTTGATGTTTGCATTACACGAGTAGCGGTTATCCCGTGCAAGCGGTACGCGAAAGCCACGCAGCGAGCCTACGGATGGCAAAGCCGCTCATATCGGCTAGATGGTGGTTCGACTCCACTCGTTGCGATTGTTCGATACTTTTCCGGGCGCGACTTCTTATCCATAATGTGTAGAGACATCATGGAAGTCGATTCTACCAAATGTACAAGCTCATTTGCCGATTGTTTGGACATCGTTGGTACTCCTATGACGCTCGTTTCGATATCTGCGGACGCTGTCATGCGATCACGAGGAAGTAATTGATGGCTGTCACAATCAATGAGCTAAAGGTGTTGATCAACGAGACGCATCAGCACGGCATCGAACTAAGTAAACAGATTGATGAGCTTGAGGCCAAACATCCTGTCGGCTGGCGCACAAAGATAGTCTTGCTCAAGATCCGTTTGCGCGGGCTAGAATCACTCAATGCACGACGCAGACGCGAATTGGTACAGTTGGAAGCCGCGAAACCGTCCCCTAAGCCCTCCCCGCCGCCCAAACATGTCCCGGTACCTCCTGCGCCACCCAAACCAGCGCCAACGCCGCCCAAGCCTGCTCCTAAGCCCCCTGAGCGCTTCACGATGTATGACTCGACTGTGGTAGCTCATATCCCGGATGACGCGGTAGCCGTGGCCGGCTATGTCAACGGTATATTTACTACTTTTGATGATCTCGTTATGCGGTTTCCGCATGCTAAAGCTTTGTCAATCTCAATAGATGCGCAGACCGATGCAGACGCGCTCGACATAGAGACAGGAAATGCAACTCCTGCGGAAGCCCCGGCCTGGGTGCGCAAACAGCATGCGCGCGGTGAGAAAACTCCTTGGGTATACGCAAATACAAGCACAATGCCACAAGTTATTGATGCTCTTACAAAAGACGATATTCGACGTTCAGAATACAGGGTGTGGACGGCTCACTATACGGGTGTGCCTCATATCGAGCCGGGTTCTGATGCTACGCAGTATGAAGATCATGCCGAAATATATGATGTATCGCTCTGCGAACCTTACTTGCTTTAGCGTGCTATACTAAGCGTGCAGCATTCTATCGATAGGAGGAAAGAACATGAGCACAGTTACAGCAGCCGCCGGAGCCGTGACAGCGACCGTCAAGAAGACGGCAATCTCCCTTCATGAAGTCCTCGTGGATCTCACGAAACTGGAGAACCCGACTGTCGCCGCAGCGGTTGCAGCATTCGTGCTGACCCTTATCCCCGGTACCGGCATTACCAGCACAACGCTGGTCGCTATCGTGGCTGGGGTAGGTGTAGTTGCATCAGTGATCGACAAGTTCACCTCTAGCAACACACCAAGCGCATAACGCGCTCCCACGTAGCGCAGTAGAGAAGACCCTCGTTTCGGCGGGGGTTTTTTCATAAGCGAGTTCGCGACCTATAACCAGTGAGATGCGAACGAGTGCCAAGATGAGCCTTAGGGTGTGGAACCTTCTCCTCGATCCCTACGACCACGAACAGCTAGCGGACAACTGGGCCAAGGTTGATGCACACGACCATTCGCCCGGACGTGGCGTGCTGATCCCCACTGAGGGGATCGCGAACGAAGCCGTTTCATTCCCGCTGATCGCATCATCGGTCTTTCCTGAATACTCGGCGGAAGGTGGTGAACTCACGCTTGAAGCGGGCGAAGAAAAAGTCCTCGCGGGCGGACCCAAACTGACCGTTCCGGCGACCGGTTTCTACGAGGTCGGGCTCCAGTTGCGCGCGGAAGCCACGATCGAACATCCCAATATCGAAGGGACCCTCCGGGTCAACGGCTCTGCGGCAGCGATCCCACCACTGTTCGATGTGCGGTTCCCCTTGGCGGGATCGCATCTCAAGGCGACCAACTTCGCGCGCATCGAACTCCAAGAGGGCGACGAACTTACTATCGGCTGCGCTATCAACGAAGCGGCTACGGTCAAATTCTCCCACGGACGCCTCTCGATCTGGAGGATCGGATGAGCATCGTAACGAGTAACCTTGGGCTCACCGTTTGGGACAGCGAGGAAGACGACTTCGAACACTCGGAGCTTGCGAACAACTTTGTTCGCATCGACGTGCATGATCACGAAGGCGGCCTTAGCGAACCGCTTGAACCCTCAGGCCCGGAAGGAGAAACCGGCGGACACTGGACTTCGCTGGGTCTTGGGTTGCCTATCGGTACCTCTGCAATCAAGCCGGGCGCGATTTGGCGTTACCTACTTGCACAGCGCGCGGTTGGCCATCTTCAGATCGCCAAGAAAGGCGTCGAGTCGGAAAACATCGCCGAACACGCGGTCGAGAACGAACACCTTGACGACGAAGTGGTTGATGATCGTACCATCGTCAACGAGACGATCACCATCGACAAGCTCGACCCGAACATCCTGAAATTGGGCACGGTCCTCCTCTGGTTCAAAGCTACCCCGGAAGAAGAGCCGGGTGATCTCTGGGAGGTCATGGACGGGCGTAGCTGGAACGAAATCGAGAACGCCTGGGGGCTCACTGTAGGAAAGATCCCGGACACACGCGAACGCTTTTTGCGAGGTACCAATCTCAGCCACATCGGCGAAACCGGTGGAGCACCATCGGTTGATTTGGAGCACGCGCACCACATTGAAGCATCTGCTCTAAACCATTCTCACGTCGTACCGGGTCACAATCACGTCATCGGGCCGGATGGTCTGCACAATCACGAATTTGAATATGCCGGCGAAACCGGTACGCTCCGCTCGCGCCAGAATGCATTCGTCCAGGGATTGACTCTTGAAGGGCACGAGAACCTTCTGGAGTCGGCGTATATAGGTATCACCAGTCTCAACCACGATAATGAACGCATACCGGGGGGCTTTGATGCGTCCGTACCGATGACCAAAAATGGCGTTCACACTCACGGCGGCGCAACCGGTATCAGTGCAGCCTTCAGTACCGGAGGAAGCTCTCTGATCGCAACGGTCACCACGGACACTCAGTTGGCCAACATCTCTACGACCCCGCCATTCGTGGGCCTC